CTGGTAGAGCAACTGATTTGTAATCAGTAGGTGGTCTGTTCGAGTCGGACAAGGGGCACCAATAATTAGGAGTCATATGAAATTTGCATTTTTAAATCCAACTGTAATAGCATTAGAAGATGTTCCACAGGATGTATTCGATAAACTGTATGATATGGTGCATCTAGCACATACGCATTCAGAACACGATGATTCGGGGAATCCCCAACTAAGCGTTAGAGGCGGACAGCAAATTCAATTGGTTCCTAACGAGTTTGGTCTAGATACTGATGTGCTAAAAGACTATATTGAAACTATAGCACAGGAGTACTTAGATTCCATACAACAACAAAATCCGCTAGTTAATCTTGCATCAGTGAAACCACTGTTAATTTCTGCTTGGACTATTAAACAGGGTCCAGGCGATTATCAGGCACTTCACAGTCACGAGTCAAACCTAAGCGGAAATATCTATATCGATGTACCTGTGTTGGAAAACGCTAAACCATCAGATAGTCAAATTGAATTCAAGTTACCAATGACCAAAGATATCGCTCATTTTATCTTTTCAGACAGTTGGAGATTCCAACCAGAGAAAGGCAAGATGATCGTGTTCCCAGGTCACATACCACACACCGTCTATCCGTGGAACGGACAAGGGCATAGAATTGTTTTAGCCTGGGATGTCCAATTAGTGGATAGAGCGGTTGACATCAAGTAAGAAATAACGTATAATAAGTTTTGTTGTGTAGCAATACACAACCGGTGAAGCGAAAGGTAGAAGAGGATAGACACATAGGAATGAGCTTCACGCTTACTCCGAACTTACAATCCAACTTGAAACTGGATCGTGTTTATGTGTTCCGATCCCTAATAAACTGTCATTTGTTAATCGGAAATATATGGACCTCTGTGTATTGTATTTTGCACGTTGTCAACGAAGATTACAACCCTTCATTGTATATTGTCCGGTCTATTACTTGACCTTTCGTCGACCCGTCATTTTAAAATAAAGGAGCCATATGGCTAGGTATTGTTCGGACGAAGCAGCGAAAATGGTTGGCGGAAGATTTAACTTAGTCTTGGTGGCATCACAGAGATCAAGAGAACTTAAAAATGGTTCAATGCAGAGAGTAGAAGGCAAAGATGCTACTACCAACGTAACCGCCTTGAGAGAAATCGAAGAAGGCAAATACACATATAAAGAATACTTAGATAAATTGCACAAGAAGGAAAGACAACTATGAACATCTCTTTAAGAAAAGCCAGTGCGTTACAGAACGCAATCAATGATGCTATCAAAGGCATCAAGTTCAACCTGTCTGTCGAACTCAATGAGTTCCAAGATGTGGCAGAAGAACTAAAGAAAGCCAATGACGAACTAATGACGAACGACACTCGTCGTCAGAAACTGCTGTTGGCATTATACAACATCCGTGGATTGGTTGGTGCTGCTAATGCCAGCGCAGGTATCGATCTCAAGTTGGCAACTGCCGCATTCGTTGACAAACGTATTGCACAGTTGGAAACTATCGCTCAAGCAGAGCCACACACCGATCTTAAAGTGATCGCTGGCAAGTTGGACAAGATCCGCAACGACAAGAGCGACACTGCTCGTAGCCGTATCTACGGTTACAGCGATACAGTATCAACCACTGTGGTTAGCAAAGAGCAGATCGGTGAAGCTAAAGCTGAGATTCAAAATCTCAAGAAGCAGAAGCAGAAGCTCAATGACGAAGTTCTTGAGTTAAACATCAAGACAGAAGTTCCTCTGACTGACGATGTGGTGGCAACACTACAAGCAGAAGGACTACTGTAATAGACCCCGGTTTACTCTTTTACGTTATAATAAGAGCGTCCCTGAAACGATAGAACAGGGGGTACACTAGGACCTGACCTCACAGTCCCTCTTTAAGGGATACTGGAAACTGCCTAGGGTTTGGTATAACGCCTTTTCCAGAAGAACAAATGTTATGGACAGAGTAACAGCTCAGTCTAGGGCCTATGTGGTGTAGGTAGCTAGACACTTTATAAAAGCTCTTTGAAGTTTAACTACACTGGAAAAAGCAAGTAACTGCTAAGTCGACTACACAGTGAAAGTCTCCAGGAAGATACGGAGTTAGACAGTTTGGTTCGATTCCAACAGAGAGCCTCTATAAAGTTATAGCGGGTTGGAGAAGAGGAATCTCGGGAGTCTCATAAGCTCCAGATCGGCGGTTCGAATCCGTCACCCGCAACCATCTCGGAGTGTAGCGCAGTCTGGTAGCGCACCTGGTTTGGGACCAGGGGGTCCAAGGTTCGAATCCTTGTACTCCGACCAATTACTAAAAGGACATAAATGATCAACGAAGAAGATACAAGCAGTGATGATGCACTGGCAGAGTTTTTGGCTAAGGGTGGTGTAATACAACAGTTAAAGCCAAATCAAAGCGGCAGAGTCGATGGTGCAAGCTATTCTTCTTGGTCAAAGAAAAAACCGTCTACTAGTCCTTTAGCCAGTCCTCCAGAGGATCAAGACAGTTAATTATTAAATAGAAGCACGATGCGGGAATAGCTCAGTTGGTAGAGCGCAACCTTGCCAAGGTTGAGGTCGCGAGTTCGAGCCTCGTTTCCCGCTCCAAAGGATAATATGAAAGTAATAGATCAAAATGATGTGTTTCGCAAATATGATTTTAGCTCAGTGATAACTGAAGCTGACAATCAACAGGCAATGGACATTGTTCAAGATATCATAGGCAGTGGCAATTACTTTCACAACAGTCCAAAATATCAAACTAAAGAAAACATATTCGCTAGACCAGAACCAGTTTGGTTAAAGTATAGAATGAGCTTTTTAATGAGTGTGTTTATGTATCTAGGCCGTGAAGTTAAAGTACACGATATGATGGCTTGGTCGTTTATGACTAACCTAGCCACAGCAGAAGATCGTGATAAACTTTGGCATCACCATCACAAAAACGGAACCCATATGTTAAGTGGAGTCTTTTATCTACACATTCCACCAGACGTAAAAGATCGTGACTATGCTGGAACAGAGATGGCTCCATTCGGTCCTACTCACGAAGAAAAGTTTTTTGTTCGTCCTACCGACAATGCTTGGTTGATATATCCTTCAAAGGAATGGCATCGTCCAGGCATTGTGCAAAGTGATCAATATCGCTTTATTCTTGCCGCTGACATTGTGATCGAACTATGAACATAGCGTGGACACTATATACAGACCCTAAGTATGCTGATGTCAGTCAGTGGAAAGACCTTGTCTACTTTGAACCAGAAGCTCTTTGGCCCTTGGTCATTGAAGAACGTGGGAGTGCTGATTATACCAAATGTCCGGCTGTTTCGGACTTCTTTGACAATGTATTTGTTATACGTTGCCCTTATGATGTTATAATAAGTTATCAGCAAGAAGGAGATATGTTTACTACAGATCGACTAGGACAGGATTGGTACAATCAAACGTTCTATCCAAGATTTCCAGTTGTTGATAAAAATGGTAAGCTAGTCAGTTCTTGCATAACACTTCGCATCAATTATCTATTTGTTGCGGATGAGGACGTTGAAATTGAAACCTTCGATGTGCCTTTGCTCTCTAACAATTTAACTAGAAACATAAAGATGATTCCGGGCAAGATGAATATACATCGCTGGGTACGGCCTGTGGACTTTACATTCGAAGTAGTAGACTTGACTAAGCCTATCGAACTAAAGCGTGGTGATCCAATGTTTGCTATCCGCTTTAAAACCGACAGTAAAGTCAAGTTGACTCACATAGACTACAGCGAAGATTTAAAACACGCTGCTGAAGCTTGTCTAGCTTCTAAGACCTATGTTCCACGCAAAAGCCTCAAGTACAGATACGAGATGGCCAAACGTTTTTTGAAAAATAAAAAATGGTTATGAAATATCGTATGGATTGTCCGTTTGTAATTGGACAGTTTGAAAAACACAGCGACTTAAAAGAACAGGTACTTTCTGCTATCAATAAAGCGGAAGCTGATCATTTAGTTGAGCCAGAAGATAATATGGACATATCTAGGTGTGACTGGAGATTAGGTCGTTGGGATCATACAAGGCCGTGGTTTCAATCACTGCAACCTCATTGGCACGATCATATGACTGCTATTAGCAAAGAACTCGGCTACGAGTTTTTTAGACTTAAAGAAATTTGGTTTCAACAGTATAATACAAATGCGCATCACGGGTGGCACGTACACGGTAGTAATTGGACCAATGTTTATTTTTTAGAAATGCCCGAAGACAGTCCTAAAACTCAATTTATTAATCCATTTAATCAAACAGAGATAGGAACATTTGAAATCAAAGAAGGTGACATATTAACCTTTCCTAGTTTTGTAGTTCACAGAGCACCGATCAATTTAAGCAATAATAGAAAGACTATTATTTCTTGGAATATGGATACTGAAATTGCTCCAGGACTATATCAAGAATAACGCGGGGTTGGCATATTGGTTGTGTCCTAGCCTTCCAAGCTAGTTAAACGAGTTCGATTCTCGTACCCCGCTCCAAATAATCTGGCGTTCGTTCAACGGATAGGACACGATTCTTCTAAAGTCGTTATAGGGGTTCGATTCCCTTACGCCGGACCAGTGTTAAAAATGCGACTGTGGTGAAATAGGTAGACACAAGAGACTTAAAATCTCTCGGCTTCGGTCGTGCCGGTTCGATTCCGGCCAGTCGCACCATTTTGGAAGCCCTGCTAGTTGACAGGGCGTTTGTTTGATTGTATAATATATGTTAAATAAATGTTCTTAAGGAGTTGGTATGATTAAAGAGTACGAAAGCATTCAAGGTGATAATTTAGAAGAAGCTGATATGGCTCAGTTGCTGTCAGTGACTGCTAATGCAGATGCTGTAGCTCGAGTCCGAGCTGCCATTCCAACTGGACCTAGCCAAAGTCATTGTGACGAATGCGGAGAAAAAATTCCAATGGCACGTCAAAAAGCGGTGCGTGGATGTAAGACCTGCATCGATTGCCAAAATTTGCTGGATAGAATTAAAAAGAATTACGGCCAATAACACTGTTGTGTTTTTACAACACCCCGTTAATTTTGGTTGACGGGGTTTTTGTTTGGCGTTATAATTATGGTATGATAGAAGTAAAAAGTAAAACAAAAACAGAAAAATTCGAAACACTGGCCCTTGCAATGACTTGGGCTAAGACTGTAGATGAGTTCGTAACCATTAATGTTAATGGTATGGAAATAGTAGGACGGTTTGGCGCTGACAGTATTGTCAACGGAAAGTGTCCAGATGGGGTGGATTACACCTGGAAGAAACGGAGAATATAATGCCTTGGATTGAAAACGTAGCGGCTGCTGATATCCCAACTGGGTTCCATCACGATGCTGGCCCAAACAGTATGCTGATCAGCATTGTGGATCCAGCAAGCTGGCGTCCTGAAGCAAAACATCAATTCAAAGAGCGTCACAACTTTGAGTTCTTAGACATCGAAGAAAAAGACTTTGCCTTGGACGAAGCTATGCGCTGTAGTCAAGAGCAGGCCAACGAACTTGTTCGATTACTGCAACACGCTTTGGAAAACCGTATGAATGTGGTTGTTCATTGCTATGCTGGTATTTGTCGTTCAGGTGCGGTATGTGAAGTTGGTGTGATGTTAGGCTTCAACGACACAGAGCGTTTCCGTAGTCCAAATCTGTTGGTTAAGCATCGAATGATGAAGGCCTTGGGTTGGACCTATGACGAGAACGAGAAGCCTAATATCGACGATTGGCGCACATTTAGGTCGGTTGACTAATCATTAGTTTGATGTTATAATTATACATTAAACAGTGAAAGGTACAAAATGGCTGGCAAAGCGAAATCGGTTTACCTCACAGTAACCACAATGGATCACAAATCAGTTTTTCATCGTATGTTTTTTAATGCAAAAGAATTTAACGAGTTCGTTAATACAGAAGCATTTAAAGCAAAGTACCCAACAACAGAATTTAAAATTGTAAAAGAAGTTTACTAAAGAAAGGAGGCGAGTATGCCAAGTGTATTCTTAGTAAGCGATACACACTTTGGACACTCAGGTGTATGTCGCTTCACCCGCAATGACGGATCAAAATTGCGTCCGTGGACAGATCCAGACGAAATGGACGAAGCAATGGTTAAGGCCTGGAACGAACGGGTAAAGCCCTCTGACAAGGTCTATCATTTGGGTGATGTTGTTATCAATCGTAAGGCTATGAAAACATTGGCTCGATTGAACGGTGATAAAGTATTGATCCGTGGTAACCACGACATCTTTAGAGATGACGAATATCGCGAATACTTTAGAGAGTTGCGAGCTTACCACGTTATGAACGGTATGATCTTGAGTCATATTCCCGTACATCACGAGAGCTTGGGACGTTTTGGAGTTAACATTCACGGACACTTGCACAGTAATCGTGTTAAGAAACCCCGAGGAGTGGACGCTAAAACAGGAGAAATCTTGTATAGCGATCAAAACGATGTGCGTTATCACTGCGTTTGCGTAGAGCAAACACCGGACTTTGCGCCTATCTTGTTTGAAGATGTTATAAAACGCATCGAAGCAGAAGGTGGATCAGTTGGATTTAGGAACGGAAACGGACCTACAGTGGATTAAACTGCGTAGTTTTAATAGGGCCTTAGGGCCCTATTTTTTTGGCTGGCATAAATATATTGAATACCTTACATCCAGGAGTTTTAGATATGCCATTACAGATTCGCAGAGGCCTTGAAGCGGAAAGACTAGCCCTAACGCCAACTACAGGCCTAGCACAAGGCGAACTAGTCTATGTTACAGACTCACAACGTCTTTACATAGGAACAGGTGTATCCGGCGAGCATAAAGGCGTTGCTATAACAGGATACACAAATGAGGACGCACAAGATGCGGCCGCTGGACTTTTTACTGCTACAACGACTAGCGGTACTACAAACACCAATATTAGCTTTGCCTATAACGATTCAGCAAACAAAGTTGTAGCCACAGTTGATCTTAGCACTCTAGGCACTAACATTGGCCTAAACGGACATACAATTACAGGTAACGGTAGCATTACTATCAGCGGACTTGTTACAGCAGACTTAAAAGGTTCTGTTGCAGGCGACGATTCGGTACTATTGGTAAACGGTGCAGATTCAACTGTTAATCTGAACGAAACTGTTGTTGCAGATATTAAACCAAGAATTAATTTTGCGCCAAACATTGGTGCAACATCAAGAAGATTTAATGCACTATTTGTTAGTGGCACAGGCGGGGTTGACGTAGGTGGAGCACTTATCACAACCTCCGGCGGTCTACTTAACCTTCCAGCTGGATCATTAATTAACGGTCACCCTATCAGCCCACTAGATGGTGCATTTACAAAATTAGATATTAAAGGTTCTGTATTCGGTGACGACTCATCATTACTAGTTGACGGTGTTGCAGGTTCTATTGTAGGTCCAGTCAATAGTAATACAGTTAGAGCAAGTACTTCGGTTACATCTCCATTAATTAATGTAGGTTCTACATCTGCTTCGGGCTCATTTAATGTTTATAACTCCTCTGATGTATTTGGAACTTTCTTTACTATTACCAGCGGCGGCCCAGGTGCGTTTTTAGATTTCCACGCTTCACGTGGTACACTAGCTGCACCAACAGCATCACAGAATAATGATTATATCAGTGGTATATTGTTAAAAGGACACAACGGAACTACTTATGTACGTTCTGCTGCTCTTGTTGCTCTAGCAGACGGTAATGTTGTTAACGGTGAAGTGCCTGGTAAAGTAGTAATTTCTACAAAGAATTATGCTGGTACCCTTGATAATTCATTCACGTTTAACAGCCGCGGAGTATTTGAAGCTCCGGTAATTAAAAACACACCATTCGCAGATGCTACAGCACGTGATGTGGGTATGAATGCTGGTGCTGGTATGATTGTTTACAATACTGCTCTAGCACAATTCCAAGGTTACACATCTGCTTGGTACAGTGTAATAACTTCTGATAAGATCGGTTATTCTGGAACAGGAGTAGGCGGTACTGTTACACAGATTAACACAAAATCAACATCCGTTACTCTTAACAAGATTTCAGGACAGATTACGACTCATACAGAATCATTGAGTGGTAACACTACTGTGATTTTTGATGTATTAAATACCAAAGTTACATTAACAGATACGATCATTATTAATATGAAATCTTCAGGAGCAAATATCGGACAGTATCAATGCTGGATCGCTAATATTGGTAATAACACATTCACTGTTGCTCTAAGAAATATGAGTGGAAGTCCGCTTGCAGAAGCAGTAACAATGAACTTTGCTGTAATTAAAGCTGTCGCAGCTTAATTCCAGCGAGGAAATTTATTTAAATTCTCAAGAAACCTGTCTGGATATATACGCCAGACAGTTTGTTCTGTGTTTCGATAATTCATTTCACAAACACGTTCTACAATCCCCAGCTTAGCCAGAGTAGGAAAATAATGTCTATGTACAAGTCGTTGACTTGCTAGAATACTTTCATTACTAGTAGCATACAATTCTCCACTTGCCCACTCGATACACGCAGGAAGCAAAAACTGATCTGTTAGATTCTGATGTTCGGCAATTAACTTCTTAGGAGTTATAAGTCCACCAGTAGGTCTAGCAGAGCCAAATGTACAGGTACGTGCTAGTACACGATAGGCTCTAGGTCCCATCACTGTAAACGAATGTGCGGCAACACTGCCGACAGCTTTGTCGTCTTGATACAATATCCAAGCAGCCCATTCGGGCTCATTACGAAAACAATCTATCATTGCCTGTTGGCTAGCATTGTTAACAAATCCGCGAGCTGCTGCCTCAGAGTAGAAGTCTGTTAGATCTAGATCGTCCGACCAGGGAATTATTTTGTACATTCTAGATATTGTAGCAATGGACTTAGACCACGCACCTTTCCATCTTCGGTAGCCATATGAATCGTATCGCTAGGACTAAGACCAAAGTCTCTACAAATTTTAAAATGATTCTCACCGTGAGCATTCCACAAATGATCTGGTTCGATATTTTTCAAAAAGTAGTTTGCGATGACCACACTGTAGGTATTGATCTGTAGATAATCGTTTAACACAGTTATTGAATCTTCTTCGGGATACTTGGTCCAACGAAGTCCTATACGATTCCATCCACTCATTCCATATCCTTTGCTGAGACTGACTCCTAGACTGTGTATCGCAGGATGGCTGAAATCAAAATTAATATTCTTAGCGGCAGTAATCCACGCACCATCAATGTGTACAGGAATTGATCGTTCTAAACATCGATCTAAAATTTCATCCATTTGCGGATCCACTGTACCTAGAGACGACCGAGGCAAAGAAATAATAAGATGCTTGCCTGCTTCTAATGTTCCAATGCTTTTAGGAACTATTTTGTGATTTAATCTCTGATGATAATTATATTCTCTGTCTAAGACCTGTATAGGATACTTGATATGTAAGTTGTCAATATACTGTGCGCAGCCAAGACAAATATCAGTTCTACGAAAACTTTCAAACCCTGTTAACTTATTGAGTGTAGATCGTTCTAAGTGTTGCTGAAAAAGTTTTTTAAAATTTTCAAATATAGGACGACTATCTTCTGCGATGGCACCAATGGGTTGATAGCTAGAATCAATAAATGTCCAATCATCGTAGGGTATGCGTTTATTAATAATGTCATTCATCAGTTGCTGTTGTGTTTGATCAAACATAGGAATACAGCGTTCAGTCTGGATATGTTCTTTAGAGTAGGTAGTGGGATTGTTAAAGATCTTGATCATAATTAAAATTCCCATCTAGTAATAATTTTAATGTCGGTAATTCTTTTTCTTCAATTTTAAAAGACGCAGCGTTGTCAACAATTTTAAAATCTGTAATTAGAGAATTTTTGTTGGCAAAGTTTAGCCAAGGACTGATCAATTGATCGAGTAGATACCTACGTTCTTTAATATCGTGTATAGATATTCTAACCGGATTTGTTAACACGTTCCTGTTAAGTAACTTTCGAACAACTAATTGGTATCTATCCTTGTTACCAAAATTTACCGCTGAGTGTAGTATACCTGCATCCATTGAAAACCAACGATGATAGTTCATCGTTGGATACATTATCTTACTGTGAAGATCTACTAGATAAGAATTCTCGCCAGTGATATTTAAGTGCCAGCGGTCATCGATATCGGCGTGAATAGTATAACAGGTGCCTTCAGCTAATTTTATAAGCCTTGCTTCACCGTGATCGGGCAATGTAGAAAGTATTTCTTCCCAAACAGTTCCTTGATATTCTTTGTTGACCTGCCAATAATCATAAAAGAAATCACCAGCTGGTGAATTCAATGGTGTACGTACAGTAGCACTATCGGGAACAGCCTGCTGTGCTCTTTCCAATTGCTCTTGACTAATTTGGTATTCGGTGGTGGTTAGCATTGAAATATTTATATGCTATTATTATAGGGTAAATATTAATATGGAACGATATAAGGTAGCACCGACATACGAAGAACGCTGGTTAGAGACTGAACGCCCTCAACCACTGTCAGATATTAAAATAGAATCTGTTATACAGGACATACTAGACGGTCGTTTAGGTATGGACATAACTGATAAAGTTTATACTGATTTTAAAAAAGAAGCCAGTGACTGGTTCTTCAACAGTCGTTTGAATAATATATCTGGCTTCGACTCGTTTAATCGGTTAGACATAAGTCTAGGCTGCACACAATTTATTGATAGCATTTATATGAAGGGTAAAGTGCAGACACTGAAAGGCGATTATCGATATCATCAACGTCTCGATCCCGATATAGCATATAGCGTACCAGGCTACCTTATACCTAATAGACCTTTACTAATCGCTATGCCATTTCCTAGCACAGGAGACAAGCACGAGCAAATGGAGAATATTTTAAATGAATGTTTGGATAAACAGATTGCTGTACACATTGATGGGGCTTGGTATAGTTGCTGCCGTGATATTAACTTTGATTTCAATAATGACGCTATTAGATCCGTTGGCTTCAGCCTTAGCAAAGGTCTTGGTCTTGGGTGGAACCGCGTAGGCCTACGTTGGACTAAAGACACTACTCCAGATGCAATCACCTTGATGAATGATTTCAAAATGAACCTTAGAGCAGTATCAATGATCGGTTTATATTTTATAAGAAACTTTCCAAGTGACTACTTATGGACAACATACGGTGAGATCTATTATAAAGTCTGTAAAGACTTTGATCTAACTCCTACTAAGAGTATACACCTTGCACTTAAAAACGGACAGGCAGTTGGAATTAGCCCATTAATTAGATATGTCGCACAACAGTAAAACATTTTGTATGCACCCTTTCACTGGGGTGGCCACTAGAGAAGACGGAGCCATATGTGCCTGCTGTCGTAGTCATCCTATTGGATTCATACAAGACGCACCATTAGAGTATCATTGGAACGGTGAGGTGATGCAGCGTATACGTAGACAGGTGCTACGCGGTGAGCGTCCACCAGAGTGCGAACCTTGCTTTGCATTAGAAGATCAGGGCGTAGAAAGTCTTAGACAAAGACATATAGAAAATAAAATTCCTGAATCACGCATAAATTTGTATCCCGATGCGCTGAACAAGATGCGTCAAGATTTTACTATGCCTTTCGAAATTCCTACGATTGAATTAAAACTAAACAATCTTTGCAATTTGAAATGTCGTATGTGCCATCCTATGGATAGCACGGCCTGGAATGACTGGAGTGTGGTAAAAGACTTCTATAAGAAAGAGGGTCATATAATGTATGACATTGTAGAACGTTACGATTTAGAAAATAAACCTCACCTAGATAAATTTCAAAATAACGATCAATGGTGGGAAGATTTAGAAACATTAATCCCTTATTTTAGACGTGTAGAATTTGCTGGCGGCGAACCACTAATGGATCCACAGCACTACAAGATCCTAGATATGCTTGCACCGTACGGTCATCAAATTGAAATCAAGTATGCTACAAATTTAACAATGTTAGGAAAGAGTAATCGCACTATCTGGGAGTACTGGCCTAAGTTTAAATCAGTAGCGGTTAATGTAAGCATTGACGGAATACACAAAAGCTACGAATATATTCGCGGCAATGCATCGTGGATTGAATTAATCAATAACATTAAACAAATACAGACTGTGCCAAATATCAGTCGTATCGTGGGAGCTGTTACTGTACAGGTCAGCAACATTCTTATACTAGATAAGATAATCGAATATTTTTTAAACGACATTGGAATTATATTTCACTCTCATAGAGTCGAACATCCAAGACTGCTGTCAGCACAGGTATTACCACAGACTCTTAAAGACATTGCCTACGATAGACTAGAAGCAGTAAAAAGTCGATTGCCTGAATTTAAGATGTGTAAAGACAATCCACAACTGCTTGAATACACCCTAGGGCAGATACAGGATAATCAAAATTATCTTAGAGGAAAAGATCAAAGTGACAAGTGGGCAGACTGTGTTTCATTTAATCAAAAACTTGACAAAACACGTAATCAAAGTTTTACAGACATAACTCCGGAGTTCCTGCCTTATGTTTAAAGTTACCAGTGCGTGGCCACATCAAGATCAATTAAAAGTTGAATGGAATCTTGGCAAACGCTGTAACTACGACTGTACATATTGTCCAGAGTCGATACACGATCACTTCAGCCCACACACCGATATAAATCTACTCGAAGCAACTGTGGATAAGCTCTCTGCCATCGGTAAACCATTGCGTATTAGTTTGACCGGTGGTGAGCCCTGCGTACATCCAGACATAGAAGATCTATTAGAATACTTTCGACGCAAAGATGTGTTCTGGGTAAATCTAACAACTAATGGTACGCGACCGTCTAATTGGTATTTACAAAATGAAATGTTTTTTAATCATTTAATTTTTAGTCTACACTTTGAACACGATTGGGAGAGAGTTCATCGAACAATTATTCAATATCAGGCTGGCACACAGATTGACTTTTTTGTCAACGTAATGGCGCATCATAAACATATGGACAGTGTTCGTAAGGTAGTTAAAGAATACAGTGATCGCGGAATCAAATATGCTGTTAGAAGAATTCGATGGACTGAGGGAGATCATAATATTTTTGATGATCTAAAATATGACGGAAAAGATCTCGAATGGATCTTAGACCAAAACGCAACGGTCAAACCCAACTGCCGTATCGATGACAGCGAAGTAATGCACAGCAACGATGTAATCAAACTACATAGAAATCAATTTAAGGGATGGTCGTGTAATGCCGGTCTTGAAAGCCTTATGATTAATTGGGATGGTGAGGTGCATCGTGCTACCTGTAGAGTAGGCGGCAGCTTAGGCAACATCTATACCGGCAGTTTCGCAGTCCCCACTGAACCGATTACCTGTACACGTGATTGGTGTACCTGTGCAGCAGACATTCCGCTAACTAAGATTAAAAATGATTAATACAACTGCTATAAGATCTCCTAATAAAGAAGCAATGTCTGTTACCTGGGATACTGGACGTAGATGTAACTACGACTGCACATACTGTGAATCAACGAGACACGACTTAGTCAGTGCCTATCACAGTTTTGAAGAATTAAAAAATACCTATCATTTTATAAAAGAGTGGACTGCTGAATATAACAGCCGACGAAAAGAAAATAAAGGTGTCAACATAGTTTTTACAGGCGGTGAACCTACAATTAATCCTAACTTCTGGGATCTTGTCGAATACATTAAAAACGACAGCGATAATTTTAATCTAGCATTGACTACTAACGGAACTTGGGGACCAAGTTACAGAGAAAAAATAGAAAAATATCTTGACTATGTTACTATCAGTTGGCACGCCGAAGGTCCTGCTAACCTTAAGAAAAGAGTTATAGACAATATACTACATCTAAGTAACAGTAAATTAGTGTTACAAGTCAATGTTATGTTACACGCAGATTATTGGGACGAAGCAATGTCTATATGTACGCTATTAGATAGCCACAATGTTAAGTATCACGCAAGACCGATAGGTGACGGCAATATTACTAGAGTAGGTTGGTTTGTTGATGCTGACGGAACTAATCGTAGAACCAGTCACACCTACAGCCAAGAACAGCAAGAGTGGTTTTTCAATAAAATGGGTGTGGAAAAGAAAGGTGCAGGTGCGGCTGAAGGCAATCAATTAGGGCGAGGGTGTTGTGGTGGTCGCTGTCTTGAGGCAAAGGTCGACAATCAATGGCAAACTGTTAAATTAGTTAACACTGAATTTAAAGACTGGCTCTGTATGGTAGATTGGTTTTTCCTACATATTGACCAACATACTGGCCTTGTGTATCATCATCAAACCTGCCAGGCACTGCATAACAAAAAGCGTGGTGCATTAGGACATCTAACTGATAAAGAAGAAATGTTATCAGATCTTAGATTACGATTAGAAAACCCTAGCCCTATTATCTGTCCTAATCAACGATGTGGCTGCGGTATGTGTGTGCCTAAGGCACGTGATGCAGATGTGTTTAAGATTCTTTGGATGGATCTAACAGATGTGACAGCTCAGGGAATATAGTTTTAAAATCTGTATTCCTTTGTCGATCCATTGTTAAAATATATTCTCTGAAGTCTGGCAGCAGATTAGTATGGTCTTCTTGATCCATCCAATCTAATATACTTTCCCAACGTTTCCAACCGTGGGGATTAACTTCCCAGAAATCTTTATCCTGTGTATAATGCTTCCACAACCATTCCTGTAGATCTGCAAACAGCTCACGCACTTCTAGTTTATCTGCTTTAGGCAGCACACGTAGACTGAGCCACGTAGGAATCCATAATAGGTGTACTCCTACTAATCCTCCGCCCATTATGTGATCAACCGCATTAGTATCAAAATTAATTTTCTTAAAATCACTTTTAACTTTCCATTTAATAAATTCTGGAATATGTTTGATGTTTAGTATCTGTACAGCAAGAGCAATATTAGTCTGTATGTTATCTGGAGCATTATCTAACAACTGCAAATTTTGTTCAACGGTCGCCCAGTCTAACGGATAGCGAATGTAATGGCCACGTTCGCCCATTCCATCTAAACTAAATCCTACCTTGACCTTTTTAAAGTGTTTCCAAATGTCAATAAATTTTTCACTGATCAATGTCCCGTTAGTATTGTAACGTAGACTGATCTGCCCAGCATACCCTCTGGCAATAATTTCTTCTAAGAATATTTTATGTTCTTTAATTAATAAAGGCTCGCCACCAGCAAAGTAAAGCTGTTTGATATTAGGTATTTGGTCAAATATCTGTTCCCAGAATGTAGGATTTTCGTGCCAGTAGTTATTGAAATCTTTTTGATCCCAATCCATCTGTTTTTTAATTAACTCGCTCTTGAATATAGGAAATACTTTTTTGTGTTCCTGTACCCACATACTGCTATCGTGGGGACTGCACATAATACATTTCAAATTACAGGTATGACCTAATCGTAAATCAAGGTATTCTAATTTATACGGAACACTGCCGTCTAATTCGGTCTCACGTATTAATTCTTCGATATCTGTTTTTTCTTCTAGTGTCCAAGTAACTGTTTCCCAGATACGCTTACTAGCGATGCCCTGTTGTTCTTCTTTGAAGCACTTCAAACAACTAGCAGGTATCTCTCCAGACAGCATTGTTTTACGCACTGACTTCATATAGTCATTATTAAACGCTTCAGTAGGTAGATCGTGTGCAAAGTTTGCAGGCTTACCATCTTCCATCTTGACTAGGCCTACTGAATAGTCTCCAGTGTCTGCACCAGATGCATTGGCAACACAACAGATGCGCATATCACCGTTAGGTCGTGTTGCGATGTGTATCCAAGGTAGCACACAGAAGCTCGGTGATTTTGAAATATCAGCAATGGTCTTTTGCCACTTGCCTAATTCGGTTGTTTCGGGTTGAATCCAGTATACATTGCTCATAAATTTAATTATGCGTTTTCCTACTCCCACTAAATATTTCTATGCTATACAAAGGTAACTTCTTATCAAGCGTTGACTCCAAAACAATAAAATTTATTATTGATAATCAAGGAGAACTACGACCAAAGCCTACAGTAACTGATTACCAATCAGACAGCTACTCAAAATGGACTGAAGCTGGGTTTGATATGAATAAGATCAAGTGGGAAATATTCTCAGGAGATGTTTTTAATTTCCGTGTAAACTTGCCCTTCAAAGGCAACATCAAATGGTGGTTTGTTAAATTAAATCCTGGAGATATGTTTCCCTTGCATTTAGACACATTTCCAGAAAAAGAAAATATAAGACGATATTGGATGGCCTGTCAAGACTACGAACCTGGACATATATTTGCCTACGATGATAAAATCTTAACAGGATATAAAGCAGGTGATGTGTTTATGTTTGATCACAGCACTGTTTGGCACGGATCAACTAACCTGGGATTTACTCCTAAAATTTCTTTACAGATTGCGGTTACCGACGATCAATAATGCGTAAGATGCGCGATCCCGATCTTGGCACGGAATTCCTGCGTAAACATTCCATCAACTCTCAAGCTGAATGTCTGCTTGTTTACCTTACCACCCGAGTGCCAATCTTGGTCATTGAAAAAAGTAGCGTGACTATCTACTAAAATCTTTTTATCAGATTCTGAGTCCCAGATATAAAACGGCTTGTCTAAGTTAGTACGCAGATGTATAAACTCGTGGCGGTGATTAAAATAGTCGTGCTCGTCAGGTAATACTAAATCACGGTGCATTGCCATCTGGCAATCGTGTTCTGCTTTAAAGAAAATAATACGTCCTAGATATTCAAACACCCCATCAGTGACAAGGTCTTCTAACCATTGTCGAAGTTCTGGAAATAGTGCTGCATCTTCAGTCCACTCTTTTTCTTGAAATCGTGTTTCCCAACCACCATCTTCAGTTTTTAAAAATACAAACTGATAAGGATCATATGCACCTAATGTCAATTTAAGAAACAACATAAACTGATCACGGTTCTTGTACTCGCCCAATTCTTTACCCAAAATTCTAATTTCGTGATCTTCGGGTAAACTGTAATATTCTTCTAATGCTTTGTACAAAGGTTTGAATGGCAAGTCGTAGACTCCCTCGAAGCCACCGGGCTTGACCATATTGCCTTCTTTCTTGTGTTTGGCCAAGACTAGGCCTTTGCATATTTTATAATGCAGTGATTTAAATTCTTCAATGTTGATGTGAGAATCTAAGTTTAAAAATGGTGCTCTATCAATACCGCGTATCATAGCGGTATTTACCACATAAATATCGCACTATGAATATATCCGATTGGAACTACTATTACAATCTAGAAGGTCAAGAGAATGTCAGAGCCAATTTGGTTTACACTCCTTACGTCAGTCCAGACAATACAACTTTCTGTATGAGCTTTAATCGTGATCGCGGTTATCATAAAAACGAAAATGAAAACGTGCAGTGGACTGAAGAACTACTAACAGAACGATTTTTGAAAGAAATTAAATTCCACTCGCAGGCATCTGAAACTATTCCTACACTGAGAATTAAAGATATCGACCATAGTAATCGTAAAATATTTTTAGAATGGCACGGTGACGATTTCTTTATGCAAGGACTAAAAGCAGGTGGGTATAATAAAGTATTACCTGATTGGCAAGAACAATGGCTAGACCTAATAAAGAAAATGCGGGCTGCTGATATATTTAAAATTAGCCTTCATCCTAATAGTTGGATAGCACATCAAGATACCCTCATACCGTTTAACTGGTTCTTCTGCTATCAAGAAAACGATGAGGCTATTACACTACAATCTCTGTTGATACAGATTAGTTCGGGCCGGCAAGAAAAACTAGGATCGTTAGATCTACTCGAATTGCGCACACCAAGACAATTACAGCAGATAGCATTTAATAGTTTTCGACACAACTATCCTACAGAGTTAATAGATAATGTTCTACAAACAGCTTAAAGAACTGCAGATAGAAAATACATCTATCTGCAATGCTGCCTGTCCAATGTGCCTTCGTGAAAACACACCTAACGATAAAACTTGGTTTGATGAAACTTATCTATACACAGAGTTCTTCCAGGATCGTATTCCAGACCGTGTTATGAAAGAAATAGAAAAAGTTCTATTCAACGGTGTTCTCGGCGATCCTTGTGCAGCACCTAATTTTTTAGAAGTCTGTGAAGTTATAAGATTAAGATCTCCGCAGGCGTTTATTACTATTTCATCTAATGGCGGGTTGAGAAACGAAGCATTTTGGAAGGTATTAGCAAAGACACTGGGCAATAGTGGACGGGTGATATTTGCTATAGACGGACTTGAAGATACTAATCACATATATCGCGTAAATGTCAACTACAAAAAAGTAATGGAAAATGCACAGGTATTTATTCAAGCAGGCGGTAATGCAGAATGGCAATTCATCACTTTCAAACATAACGAGCACCAAGTTGATGCCGCCCAACAACTGGCAAAGGAATTAGGATTTAAAAACTTTTATGTTAAACCATCTTTTAGATTCACCCTGACAGAAATGAATGGTCAAAATTTATCAGTGCAGCCGATCGCTTTTGTGCCTCGTATAACTAAACAACAGTGGCAAGCACAATCCGATACTAGTAAAATTAACTGCTATGCACAACATAATCAAACTGCGTATATCGAACATACCGGAAGACTGTTTCCCTGTTGCCCACTGTCATCTGGACAGATGTATACTAGAACAATAGTCTTCGACGATGGCTGGAAAGATCTATGGTCAACTTACGGGGAAGATCTCATTAATTTAAAAAATATAGATTGGGACCTCATAGTTAACGGACCTTTCTTTTCTGGAGTAAAAGATCGTTGGAACAAAGACTATGCTAACGGACGTCTTGCTGCCTGTGCAGGGGTTTGCTCTGACAGTGAAATAAAATTTAATTATAAGGATTAAAATGGCTGCTGTAAATCTAATTGAACACGATCTAACTTTTGTACATATCCCTAAAAGTGCAGGGTCAAGTGTTGTACGTTGGTTAACAACTAAATTTCAACACGAGTTAATCAAGGGGCATCCGTCGTTGACAATGATTAAAGAACATTGGCCTGTTACCCGCTCGTTTGCTGTGGTTCGCAATCCGTGGGAAAGAATGGTCAGTGCTTATTTTTATCTAAAGCAATACGGATTCTATTGGGAGGACAATAACATTACTTCTGTTGAACAGTTTCCAAGTTGGAATGAGTTTATTGATCGTATGGATTATAATACTAAAAGTTGGAATTCATTAACCACTAATCAGTGCGATTGGATTACTGGCGGTGTCGATTATCTGTTTAAAGCCGAAACACTAAATCAAGAATTTGTATTGATACAAGACTTGTTAAATCAAAACGATCCGTTACCTTACATCAATACATCGGAACACGATGACTATCGTTCTTACTATTCTGATTTGCAGAAGGCAAAAATAGGCCAAGTCTTTGAACAAGACATTGACCTATACAAATACTCTTTCTAAGGAATTTTATTCCAAATTGTTTCGTGAATGTAATATAACACAGTGTTTACTATCATTTGTGCAACCGCAATACCGGTAGCAACTAACGCCTGGCCCGTAACAACATAAGAAATTATAAAAGTTGACGTAGACCCAACTAGTCTCCAAGTTAAGGTCTTGATCAGCGTTCTCATTTTAGTCCTAGATCTTTTCTTATTTTTGTGGCGCTAATATCAGTTACTGAATCATCGAATGTTTCTTCGCCGCTGGTATAACCCACACCTCGTCCCCAACCAATGTGTACAATATTAGGCACAAGCATAATTTCATACTGTCCTTGGTATAGAGGATCTAGGTCACGTCTAATGAATCGTACAACATCAAAGAAGTTAAATGGATTGCTGTCTTGCCAACCCTGTACATCACGTACCTGTATAACTACCTGCCCAGTCTTGGCCAACAGTCTTTCAAACAATGCTCTATGCCCATCGTGCCAAGGTTGCCAACGGCCCAGCATCTGTACAGTTTCTTTTCGGTTGTCCCAACGTGGACGTCTACGATTATCAACTATATGGTCAGCAACGAAGTCAGCCCACTTCTCTGCATTTTGTTCTGTGATACGGAAATCATAGATCTCGGGTTCAATGAACATCTTGTTTGTATCAGCATAACGACCTTCGCGGATAGTGTCCATCCAGACGGTCCAATCTGCTTTAAAGTTATGACGCATTTCAACTAATGGAGCAACGAAGTCACAGAGAGCATAATCAGTGCCGCAGGTTTCTGCTAGATCATACATACGCTTGCTTTGTCGTATACGACCCTGTTCACTAAAGTCCCAATCATCAAATTGCCTACGCACTTCGTCGGCATTGAACCAAGTGACTGTTTTGCCGCATTGCTCTAACAAGCACAGAAGCTTTTCTGCTAGGGTGGTTTTACCTGAACCAGGTAACCCCATAATTAAAATTCGTTGTGTCATTTCTTCTTTCCTATAATCATATATCTATTGTAGAGAGGCAGAGACAGTTCGCCTTTCCAAAGAACTGTTAAATTACTTTGGTCTACGAATTCATTTAATCCTTGTACTATTCTTACGTGCTCAGGTATATCATAATTGTTACTCTGCAATACAATAAGGCTAGTATTAGGTATCCCAGATAACCACTGATCGTATTGTGCCTGTGTAATATGTTCACAGCTGGTATTAATAACAACATCGGCCATTGTTGGAATGGTACACATATCGTGTGTAACTGCATTAAACTTTCCGGAAATTTCCTCTAGTTTGTTAATGGTATTTGCTATTGATTCACAGGCAGGATCAATATCTACACTGCGTATATGAGAAACGTAGATATCTGATTGGAACAACAGACTGGCTAAAACGCCATTCCATCCACCGTGGATGTCTATTGAAACAAATTTGTCAACCTGCTTTCGAAGATTTGTTATCAACCAGATCTTAGATTTGATTTGTCCCTTCCAGAAACTTTCAAGTGTACGTTTAGGATCATCGCTTTCACGAATAGCATCCATCCAGAATAAAACGTGATTTATATCAACTTGCATATTTCCTCCTTAGACGAATTGCTCGTTTAATCTATCGAACGACCCGCAATTCTTTGAGCATTCGGTAAGGCCTGTAGTATTCCAGCAGCCCGATATCTTATTAAAAAATCCTGATGCAAAAATTTCCTCTAGTGTTTGAGTCTTGAGACTAGGAAACTCGCCAACCTTAGACATATAATCAATTCTATTAGATTGGTTAGGATTAAACCATTCCATATCGAGCCAACAGCAAGGAGACACTGCTCCAGATGCACTAACATAAAGCTGTTGATCTCTTTGAGCTTTACATTTTATAATCGGAGTTATTTCTGCGATGGCTGATTTTATCAGAGGCATCATTTCAACACTCTTAGATGTGGGCTTCAGTGTATAGAGCTGCTTGCCATTATCGTCTAACACAGGAAATTCGGCAGTACGAAATCGACTGGTATGCTTACTTGAAAAATCTACAAAGCCTAGTTGGTTGCTTAGTTTTCTACATTCTTCAACCTGATGTTCATTGTGTTCAAATATCAGCATATCCCATCGAGCCCATCCGCCGGCATTGATAAATGCTGTAGCGTTTTCAATAATCTTATTCCAATCTGTGCCAATGCGGTATAGGTGATGTGTATCTGCTAATCCATCTATACCAAATATAACTTTAACTTCTAATTCGGCTAGTCGCTCCCACCAGGCTGTATCTCTTGCACTGCCATTAGTGTGCATATGAAGTATGATATCCGGATTACAGGTTCGAAGATAATCGAATATCTTCAAGGTGTCCTTGGCAATGATCGGATCACCTAGATTACCACACATATTCAAGTGATCCAAAGATGAACAAAACGCTGGATCGAACCAACTCTTAAATTGCTCTAAAGTAATTTCATCTAGCGTGACTAAGGGATTCATCGGTCCGCCATTATATCGGCGAGGACACATCGGGCATCGAGCCTGACATTTTGATGTTACTTCAAGATGTATCGATTTAATATCTTCGTAGTTATACATTTTTTATCTTTGGTATTTTTGAATCTGCGGAACTAACGCAGCTCGGAGTAATACAGAGCTGCGGGGCCTTAAATAGATCAAAGTTTTCCAAAGAGCCTAATGGTTGGTCGTGACAGCTATACGACCTTTTGACTTCGTTACCTCTTATTATAACACTTTGGAATCCACTATTGCAACTCCAATCTTTAAACTTATTAAATCCAAAAGCATTGAATCTTTCTGCCTGGTCGAACAGGTATTCTGTATTAGCATCGTCATATAACGCTATCTGATAAACTTCTTCACCGTTGGCACGTTGCGGAAACCCGGTCTGCATCTTGTTGATCATATCTTCAGTATACCCATCGACTACCGTACTGGCAGTAGGATCACTCTGTGGTTTGAGTGTCACATTAATTCCACGCTGATGGAACCGTTCCATACGAGCATACAGCTCGTCAAACTTCTCAGGCACCATTACTTGATTGATTGTAACGTGTACTAGTTCGTATTGTAACTGTAAACACTTGTCACCAAACTCTTGCTCCTTGGCAAACTCATCGTGAAAGCTGGCTGTGATACTTCTTCGCTGTAACAGAGCCGTAGCATCACACCAACTTTTCCACCATTTTGATCCCGGTGACAAATTAGTAGTCATATGAACACTCTGATATCTAGATTCTTTTTCATCTAGGTGCTTAATCAATTCGATTAGATCTTTGTAGGCTGTAGGTTCGCCACCGCTGAAGCTCCAATGGAATTCTGTAAATCCGTTTTCGCGGGCTTGTTGTTTTATTTGATCTACTGTTCTTTTGTAGACCTCTAACGTCTGGTGATCAACTTTATCGCTGCGAGCATAGGGCCAGCAGTAGGAGCAGTTGTAATTACAGAAGCGACCTAAGATCCAACTTATAGAAAAACGAGGATTGTCTAGCATAGTGCGTTGACCAAAACGCACAATTTGTTCAAATGGTATTGTTTGAAAATTGGTTATCATAAAGTGCTAATATTTAACCTATATGGGGTTGTGTTCCTACAAACAAGAGTATATACTATACTTGTGGTCGTTAGTGGAATATGGTAGACCTCCGGCTCGTTGGGAAACGATGCTTGGGATTTGGGCACCGTCTTAGACAACGCCTTTGCAGGTTCGAATCCTGCCGACCACACCAATTACTATCATAAGTAAAGACACATAACCTAAGGAAAACAATTATGTCAACAGTAGAACAATTAAAAGCAGACTTCGAAACATTCTTATCAGAGGACGCAAAATTCACAGCAGGTAATGGTGCCGCTGGTACCCGTGCTCGTAAGGCATTGCAAGAAGTTGCTAAAGGCGTTAAAGCTCGCCGCAATGAAATTACAGAAGAAAAGAACGCTCGTAAAGAAGCCAAGGCCTAACGTGTCATACACTACTACCGGCAATGTAACAATCCCTATGGGTGGTACAATAGGTAGCGTGCCTGGTACCACATACACCATCAACACCGGCGCAGGTGTTGGTGGTATTAGTGGTGGTGCTGGTCAAGTTTTTACTACTACTGGCACAGGATATCAATGGGCGCAACCTCTCATTAATAATACCGGTTCTAGTATACAGGTAAAAGGTGATGCAGAATTTGACGGTAACGTTAAAATCAAAGGCCACGATATTGTTAAGCTACTAGAAAAAATGGAAGATCGATTAGCCATACTAATGGATCCGGATCCGAAGAAGTTAGAAAAATTTCAGGCACTTAAAAAGGCCTATGACAATTATAAGTTAATGGAGAAACTCTGCATTGACGAAAACGAAGGTAGTAAATAATGAATGTTAAATTGTTATCGTACTCAAAGCCGTCCGATGAATTCTCAGATATGGGTATTGGAGACGCACAGGAACTCATTGCCTATTGCGCCCGTGTCAGCAATCCAAGCAACCAACTCAACACAGAGACGTCTGACAAACTCATCCGATACTTGGTCAAACACCAACACTGGAGCCCACTCGAAATGGTCTCCGCCTGTATTGAAATCACAACCACAAGAGATATTGCACGACAGATCCTTAGACATCGTAGCTTCAGCTTTCAAGAATTCAGTCAGCGATATGCTGACCCTACTCAAGACCTGTCGTTTGTACTGCGAGAAGCACGACTCCAAGATCCAAAGAACAGACAAAACTCAATCGCACTGGAACCAACAATTGGCAATGCGATGCTACAGGACCAATGGAGAGATAAACAGCTCGAACTTATCAAGCTCGCAAAAGAAACATACGAATGGGCTGTCGATAACGGTATAGCGAAGGAACAGGCTCGAGCTGTTTTACCAGAAGGTAATACAGTTAGTAAACTTTATATGAATGGTACGCTACGCTCTTGGGTACACTTCATACAACTGCGTTCAGCCAATGGCACACAACTTGAACATCAAGAAGTTGCCAAGGCCTGTGCAACTGTCATTGCAACTGTGTTTCCAATGACAACAGAATTTATTTCAGATCAAGGAGAATAATATGTTTGGTGCAAATTATACAGATGGCGGAATTCTAAGCTATCGTTCAGCAGAAGAAATTAACAGTGCTATGGGCCGTGTCTACGGACATATGAGTCTTGCTGTTATCGTTTCGATGTTAGTCAGTTACTTTGTAGGCACAAGTCCAGAGCTACTACAATTCTTTTTTACAGGTGTACTAAAGTGGATTGTGATCTTTGCTCCGCTCGCGGCAATCTTCGGTGTCAGTTATGTGCTAGGCAACAATCCTAGTAAGGGTGTTGCTCAATTATGCTTACACGGATTTGCGGCTCTAATGGGATTGAGCTTTGCAACGATCTTTGCCATATTCACTATGGGCAGTATCGTTAGTGCCTTTATGGGAGCAGCTATCCTATTTGGTACTATGAGCTTCTATGGGTACTTTACTAAACGCAGTCTAGAAAGTCTAGGACAGTTTATGTTTATTGGATTGATTGCCATTGTCATTGCCAGTATTGTTAATATCTTTATTGGATCTAGCGTAATGGCAACAGTTATTTCAGCATTAGCTATCATTATCTTCCTAGGTCTGACTGCCTATGACACACAACAGATCCGTGAAATGGTCAGTGTAGATACTAGTGATGCTGCAGAAGTATCAGGTGCCTTAACATTGTATATGGACTTTATTAATCTATTCATTAATCTATTACAGTTATTCGGGGATCGCAAATAATGTCCGAAGGTCTTGAAGAATTTTGCAAGAACTACGAAGTTCGTGTACTAAATGATCAAAAACGTAGAGCACGATACCATCCTGCAAAGTTCTTCACAGACCCTTTCCGTGCAGACATTATTCGTAAAGATGTAGTTGAGTATGAAACTGAAAAGGTCTATACAGTAGAAATACCCGAAGGTAGACTACAGACATTGGTAGAAATGGAACGCAGATTCTTTAACTATGTTGAACATCACGACAAACCCATTGACCTATTCCAAACACTGATGGAAAAAGAGCGAGAAGAATCCCACTATAGAAATACCAATCAGGCAGTCCAAAAAGCCTATGAGCAGTACAGTATTATGCTTAATTTGGCAGGATACCAAAGAAAATTTTAAACGATTCAAAAAAGAATCATATTGACAGGTTTCTAGAAAGATAGTATAATTAACTTGTTCAGCAGAATAATCTTAAGGAATAAAAATGCGCAGTCATTATTGGACTTGTTCGAAATTTGCCGATTGGCTACGTGGTACCACGAAGCTGAAGTGTGGCACCAGCGAAGAATGGCACGAATGGGAAGATCGAGCTAAGGCAGCGTATCCAATCCGTTGGTGGCTCGCTGAAGAAGGTTTGGATTATATTCAAAAATTTGTTTACTACATTCCGGACAAACTAAATGATGTTAGATACTACATCAACAATCGTTGGGTTAGTAAGAGTCACGCTCTTACTGCCGACCCTCGTGATATCCGCCCTGGCCATTGGTGTGACGTTGGTAATCGGTTTCTCCCTTGTCTTTTTAAAGAACTTGTGGACTTTGTTGAAGTCGAACAAGCCTGGCACTATGTAATGTGGAATGACGAGGAACGTAAGAAGTTTGATGTTCCTTGGTACCGCAGTGGTTGGTTGCGCTGGCGTACTTGGCGCTGTCCAGAAGCTGGTATGGCATACTTGAATTGGGCCAGCACACTTACTAACGAAGAATTCTTGGAGGAAGATAAGAAGCACGAAGCAGTGCCAACTTATCAGGCCAAGGCAGCGAAGGAAATTATCGAGCTTTATACTTGGTGGACACAGACATATCGCAATCGCCCAGACCCATATGAAGCCAGTGGCTGGACTGCGGCTTGCGAAGCAAGTCGTATTGCTAACGGTGGTCGACTGAGTTTCAGCGGTGAAAAAGATCCTACACTTAAAAAGGCCAGCGACAAGGCACACAAGTTGCTACAAAAGATCGAAGCAGACTACACTAAAGAAGATGAGCAAATGATGATTCGCCTTATTAAGATTCGTGAGAGCCTATGGACCTAACTCCAGAAAAGCAGTCTCGGTTTCGTATGTGGGTGCATCAACTTTGGATAGAAAATATCGAAGAGCACTTGACATACGGAGAAGAACCGTATAAAATAAACGAGTACTGGGAAAAGTATAAGTACTGGCTTAAAAGAGAATACAAACATCAAAAGGCGAACAATGACTGACGACAAACTGCAAAGGTTGTACAATAACTATCTAGAATTTACAGACCATATGTGTCTAGAAAATTCTCCAATGGAAGTTGCAGCTATTATGATGACACAGGCATTGAGCATATACCGTACCAGTATGGACGAAGCAGATTATAACCGAATGGTTGACACAATCTCTGCAAGTCGTACACAGGTAAAAACTTTCGAAACTCCGGTAATACAATGAAAACACAAATTCCAGCAGAAGGGATTATGAAAACAAACGATTGGGGAGACAGCAGAGTCTATCGAATCGCTTGTAATTGCGGTGATGAAACCCATAACCATAATATGTGGGTAGAGGCCGATGACCACGATATTCAAGTAACCATTTATACTACAGGCAAAACAAACTGGTGGAGTAAAACACGCTGGTATCATATTTGGACATTGCTAACCAAAGGTTATATCGATACTGAATCTGCAGTACACTTGACCAAACAACAAGCACTCAATTATGCAGACACTTTAAAGTCTGCTATAAAAGACGTTGAAGCATTCCGCAGACCAAAAGAGAATTCTGCGATTATCAGAGAAGCAAACGAACAAGACTGTGTATGACCAATGTAAGTAAGAGTCCCCAACGACATTCCTTCCAGCTTGAGGCTGCTAAGGAACGTGCAGTAGAAGATGGTCGGATTGAAATTCCAGAAATATACGAACAACTGTTTAAGTCTGCCAAAGAGCAAGACGAAGCTAATCTTATAGATCCAGAGTGGCAGAAAGACAATATGGAATACGACCTTCGCAGTAGCGAATGGATGTGTGCCAAAGTTCGAAGCTCTGACACCTATGCACAAAATCTCTATGCGGCTATGTGTAATATGCAGTTCCAAAAACTGGACGTTCTTCCTATTCTTAAAAATCAACGATGGAGTGCCAGTTGGCGCCACGCCGGAGGCATTGTGGCAGATATGCAACAGAAGGGCGACTACATCGATTGGTACTGCTCCGGGATTGGAAACGAAGGATTAGGCAACGGAGATGTGAACGGAGATAAAGGATATGTTCCTGAAGGCCAAGTTACAGAAGAAATCCGGATGGATCTAAAAGCATTGGGCTGGTTGCCTATGGAGTGGGACGACGAAGAATGAGCTATATGCTTTTTGAAGTTTGGTTACTTGATGATATTGGCCATCAAGAACTAGTAGACACCACGGCTAGCCAAAAAGAAGCATTTGAATTAGCCCAAACTAGTCTCACAGAGGATTGGGTTGAAGCAGTTGTTTATCAAGAAAATGAAGAAGGCGATAGCATTCTCATCAAACGATTTCAAAATACAGCCACTTGACAACTGCTGAAAACGATGCTATAATATAAGTATTGTTTAATTAAGCATAGGAGCAATTCAATGGCAAAAGCTGAAACCAAAACTCGCGTAACTAAAAAACAAGTTATCGCACATCGTACCCGTGCAGTTAAAGATCACAGTCCGATTTGGGAAGGGTGTGAGTCTTGGGATGACAGTACATTCCATCGTTTCTTTAAACGTGCAATGGATTACTATCGTTTAGAAAGTGATATTAAAACTTACAAGCCTGTAGTGATCAAGTGGATGGAGTCAGTTGGCTGTACCAAAGCTGATGTTACAGCATTCAAGAAAGTAAAAGACAATCGTATCAGTACCACAATGGGTGCTGTTGCTGCCTGTTTGAATCGAGGAATGACAGCCCAACGCGATGGGTTCAATAGTGGGCGAGATACAGCCGCTTGGTTGCGAGCTGAAATTGTCAAAGTTATCGCCGCTGGTAAGGATGACATTGACGAAGTTGAAGCCAAAGCCATTGAAGCTGCGAAGCCAGCAGTTTATACTCCTTCAATTCAAGAGCGTGTTCGTGAAGCAAGTTTTAAAATGACAGAAGAAATAGAGGATGCACTCGAATCTTTTGCGCAAGATCCAGAAGCGTTTGATGCTAAACAGTTCAAACTGGTAAATTTACTCCGAGGTAAACAGGCTAAAGCTGCCCACGCTCGTATTATTAAAGACCTGTATGTTCGTCAATATGACGAGTATCTCGAAGTTGCAGAAGGTAAAGACGAACAACTCAAAGAAGGTTATAGTCATTTAAGTAAGGCACAGTTAAAAAAGATCACTGCGTTTTACAGTGAAATACTATCAGCCTGCGATATGCTTGCACAAGAAGCTAAAATTAATCGTGTGCCACGTGCTAAGAAAGCAGTGCCAGCAGATAAGATTGTTAGCAAACTGAAATATCTAAAGAGCAACGAGCAGTTGAAACTGGTGTCTATTAATCCAACAGATATCATCGGCGCTAAAGAACTGTGGGTGTTTAACATTAAAACCCGCAAGATTGGCAAGTATGTTGCTGACGAATACAAAGATCTCAGTGTAAAAGGCACTACAATCATTGGGTTTAACGAAATACTTAGTATTCAAAAGACACTGCGTAAACCAGAAGATCAGCTTAAAGAGTTTAAATCGGCCGGTAAAGTAGCCCTGCGTAAGTTTTTAGACGATATCAAAGCAGTAGATATCAAGCTAAACGGGCGTATTAACGAAGAAACAATACTGCTTCGCATACAATAACAAAGTAAACACTCAGTAAAAAAGCGGGCCTTGTGCCCGCTTTTCATTTATTGATAAATACCTTACTAAGAGAATATGGTAAAACTATGACCACTAAAGATAAAATCGATTCAATAACTAAAAATCTAAAAGACCTCCTATCTAACAATGTGGGAACCACAGTTTCCAGCATTCAATTCGATGGTGATATCGTAGGTAAAGGATTACAATGGACGGGCAGCGGACACATAAAACAGATTGTTTTTAATACAAATCCAGACAGGTTGTGCTCTTCAGAAAGTATTGACATCGCTGGAAACAAGAGTCTATTAATTGGTGGTGATGTTGTATTGTCTGGCACTGCGCTCGGTGACACTGTAAAGCACAGTAACCTAACACAGCTTGGCATCCTCGAGGGTCTATTAGTCGAAGGTTCAGTATCAATTAATCAATACGTTTACTTTGATTCTCAAACAAACAATCTAGGGTTTGGTACACCGAATCCTAAAGCTCAGATCAGTATTGTAGACAAAAGTCGCGAAACAGCACTTGATAAAGGGAAAGTAGGTACAATATCCAAAGACAACTTTGATATTGTTACCAACAATATTTCAAGAATTAATGTAGCAGCATCAGGAGATATACAATTCGGCAATCCCAACCAACCGTTATCAAAGGTATCTGTACACGGTCAGTTAGCCATTAAGGTTACTAATCCAGATCCGGAGGTTGATCTACACGTCAACGGCTCTATAAGATTTAGCGGACACTTACAAAAATATGGATCGTATCCTCCAACTTCTGGATATCACAGTGTTGGCGATATTATTTGGAATGACCAACCAAAGATCGATTCTTATGCAGGTTGGATATGTATTAACGCAGGTGATCCCGGACGCTGGGAACCATTCGGTAAAATTGGAAATCAATAATTATGACCAGCAAAGATAAAATAGATTCACTAGTTGAAGATCTTAAAACAGTTCTTGTACAGGGCTCAAACACATTCGACGGCGATGTTGATGGACAAGGATTACTATGGATACAACAAGACTACAATAAACAATTTGTGTTTCATCGTGGTCCGGATAGATTTTTTAGTTCTGAAAGTATCGATCTAGCACGAGACAAAGGCATCAGCGCAGATGGTGTACTGTTAGTCAATGAAAAAGAATTAGGTAAGAGCATTACAAAGAGTAATCTAAAAGAGATTGGTAGATTACGAAAACTAGATGTTGATGGACCTTTTAGTGTCAATCAATTTTTATTCTATGATCCTAACAGCGATCGATTAGGCCTAGGAACAGATACCCCAAATGCAGCCTTTAGTATTTTTGATGAGGGCGTTGAGCTTGTATTGGGATCTAGAGAATATAACAAAGGTGGCATTGGTACTTTCAATCATACTCCACTCGAACTTGTTACTGATAATACCACGCGAATTACTATTACCGCAGGTGGTGACATCGAACTTGGCAACAAAAACTTTGATCAGATTAAAGTTTCTGTACGTGGTTCATTAAGCATTAACAGTATTAATATTGATCCTAGAGCAGACTTAGATGTTCAAGGCCCTGCAAAAATTAACGGAATATTACATCTTAAGAGTAATGAAGTACCCAAAACCGGTAACTTCAATCAAGGCGACATAGTCTGGAATAGTCAACCACGTCCGGGTTCTAATGTCGGTTGGGTCTGCACAAGATCCGGAGCGCCGGGCGTGTGGAACGCATTCGGTGACATCAAATAAAGCACTAGTCATTGGCAACGGTGAGAGCCGTAGATCGATTGACCTAGAAAACTATCGCAACGATTACGTTCTTGTTGGCTGTAATGCCGTACATAGAGATCTAGAAGTTGATCATTTAGTCTGTTGCGATAAACGAATGGCTGAAGAAGCTGCTAATGCTACTGGCTATCCAACTATCTATACACGAACCGATTGGATCGTATACTTTAAATCAACGTATCCCAACGTAGAACAACTACCAGAACTACCATATTCTGGCACCCTCAAACAAGATCAACCTATCAATTGGGGCAGTGGCGTCTATGCTTTACTGTTAGCAACCGCATTACCGGTTGACACTATCACAGTTATCGGCTTTGATCTTTATCCGACAAACAATACTGTTAATAACATATACAAAGACACTGTGAATTATGCTAAGTCTAACAGTAAACCGGTTGACTATTCCTATTGGGTTTATCAAATTGCCAAACTTATAGAACTAAATCCTAACAAGACCTTTCAATTTGTCAACGATGAGACCTGGGCTATCCCATCAGAATGGAAAAAATTTAACGTACAGAGCTTGACAATAAATACCTTTACTAGTATACTAGTTCAATAGACACACACATAGAGGACTCTATGGCATCATCCCTCTTTAAACATTCTGCAGTCATCAAACTTGCTACCTATATAAAGGAGACTAGAGATGGCAAAATTTTTCTCAACAAAGCATTACGGTCATAATATCGGCCTATCAGCAGTATTTCGTCAACCTAACGCAGATCACAGTCACTGTCATTTGCTACACGGTTACAGTCTAGCATTCACTTTCACATTTGGTTGTGACACACTAGACAACAAGAACTGGGCAGTAGACTTTGGTGGACTCAAACCACTCAAGGCCTGGTTGGAAGATCACTTTGATCATAAGTTAGCATTGGATAAAAATGATCCACATCTAGCTAAATTCCAAGAACTAGAAAAGTTAGATCTAGCAGAGATCCGTATCTTCGATGGAGTGGGTGCAGAGAAGTTTGCCGAACACGCTTTCAATTTTGCTGACCAATTGATTAGAGAAAAGACTGGTAATCGTTGCTATTGCGTAAGGGTAGAATGTGCAGAACACGGTGCTAACTCGGCTATCTACGAAGGCTAAACAATACTGGCGCCTTTGGGCAAAAGCATTAGGTGAAAAATCAGGCAGTTCGGACGAAGAATCGGATCGAATAGCACTTGTTCGAACACTTATTGTATTAACATATATCATTACAAACCTTTTTATTATCGCTGGAGTAATTAGACATTGGTAACTATTCTTTGTGTTCGTTTCGGAAAGAAGTACGGTAAGGAATATGTAGAGCGACTCCGCAATATGGTCGCAAGACATTGCACAGTTCCCTACGAGTTTGTCTGTCTAACAGATGACGAACGACCTATTGAAGGTGTTCGATTGATTGTACAACCAAATGCAGGCTATCAAAGAGGGTGGTGGCACAAGGTTCATATGTTCGATCCGGCACTGGGACTTAAAGGTCGTGTTCTTTATTTTGATCTCGACATTGTTATTACTAGTAATATTGATAAACTAGCCGACTATACAACAGAGTTCGTTGGCATCCGTGACTTTAATAGACAGTTCCACCCCGGCTGGAACATATTAAACAGTTCTGTAATGACCTGGTTATACCAATCAGAAAGTGACATATGGACAAAGTTTATTGAAAATCCGCAGTCGGCGCAAACACTTGCCGGCGATCAGGATTGGATTTATCGAGTAGCTAAAGATAGAATCGTGTATTACCCAAGAGATTGGATTATGAGTTACAAATGGGAAATACGATCCAAAGAAGAACTGGTGTTTATCGACGGTATTCGAAAGTTCAAAGAAAATAAAAGTCCCGAAATCCCTAAAGACTGTAGTGTACTGGTCTTTCACGGTGATCCAAAACCAGAGGACGTAACGGATACAGTAGTCGTTGACAACTGGCGATAACGGTGTTATACTAGTAGTATGCAAATTACTACTCATCACAGTCAAATTCGTACAATCAAACAAGACGATTCACGATTTCGTATCGTCGATAAATTTACAACCTGCGGTAGAGCAGGGTTTGAAATTTCAAAACAATGCCCACGTGAGTACGGATTGATATTATCCGAATGTATTGATCGAGGATGGATCAAGCCTGTGGCCTATATGACAGAACGTGAACTTCTTATTTCAGGATTATCTAATGGTTAAACGCATAGGCTTTGCCTGCAAGTGGATCGACGGCCCGTCACAAATTGATGGCATTAAACAAAAAGACAACTGCAAACAGTATAATACTGGCAGTACTACCGTTGCCTGGTTAAATAGACAGACAACAGAAGTTGCAGAACAAAAGCTCTGGGACCTAATGGTAGGTAACATCGAAAGTGTTCGAAAACTTGTTGAAAAGGTAGGAACACTTGATGAAAATCTTAGAATGGTACGACTCAGTAGCGATATCCTTCCTGTCTACACTGAGCCTACTTGGGGCCGGTTTTGGCGGGATTCCGATGTACGAGCCTATTGCGAGAGAGCATTTCTCACCGTTGGCGATCTGGCTCGCCAGAATAATGTTCGGCTTAGTATGCACCCTGGCCAGTTTACTGTGCTGGCATCTGAGTCTGATGATATTGTAAATAGATCGATTGAAGAATTTGAATACCATACAGATATGGCTCGCTGGATGGGCTATGGTAAAACGTTTCAAGACTTTAAGATCAATGTGCATATTGCAGGCCGAAGAGGCCCAATGGGAATACGTGCTGCATTGGGCAGGATGACGCCTGAGGCTCGAAATACCCTTACTATCGAAAACGATGAAATGACTTGGGGTATCGAAGACAGTATCGAATTAGTTAACGATTGTGCATTAGTACTCGACATACATCACCATTGGGTAAAGACTGGAGAATATATTGAAGCAACTGACGACCGTGTTAAAAGGGTTATTGATAGCTGGCGTGGTGTTCGCCCTGTGCTACATTATAGTGTCAGCAGGGAGGACATTCTTGTTGGACACAGCACAACTGTCGCACCCGTTCTTGAGACATTACTTCTAGAAGGTTACAAAAAGCAAAAGCTCAGAGCGCATTCAGACTTTTACTGGAATCCAGTAGTGAATGAATGGGCACTGAGCTTTAGAGATTCACACGATATAATGTGCGAAAGCAAGGCTAAGAATTTAGCCAGCTTTGCTCTCTACCAACAATCTTTAAGCCTGGGGCTTTGATTTTGGTTTGCGTGGCGCTTTTTTAGGCGCTGGCTTCTTTGCAGGTTTAGCAATTGATGTAACAACAGCTTCAGTGGCTTTTTCCGCTACAGGAGTAGGTGCAACTGGTGTTTCTACTTTGTATGGAACTTCTGGTGCTGCGTTAGCTTCTGCTGGTTTAGAGCCAAATAGTTTTTTAATAAATCCGATCATATCGAAATCTCCTTAGGAGTTTTATTTACTTCATTTTGCAGGGTTAAATACAATTATGGCATACTCAGACAAGGTTATTGATCACTATGAAAACCCGAGAAACGTTGGATCTTTTGCAAAAGACGATCCTACTATCGGCACTGGTATGGTTGGTGCTCCTGCTTGTGGCGATGTAATGAAACTACAGATAAAGGTGGAAGATGGCATTATCACAGATGCGAAATTTAAAACTTACGGATGCGGCTCTGCAATCGCAAGTTCGAGCCTTGTTACCGAGTGGGTCAAGGGCAAAACGCTGGAGCAAGCAGGACGCATTAAGAACAGTGAGATTGCAGAAGAACTCGCATTACCGCCAGTCAAGATTCATTGCAGTATACTTGCGGAAGATGCTATCAAGGCCGCTGTAAATGATTATCTTAACCGAAACAGCCACTAAACGAATCAAGCAGAATTTAGAAAAACGTGGCAAAGGCGTTGGTATACGCTTAGGTGTAAGGACTACAGGCTGTAGTGGACTGGCATATACTATGGAATATGTTGATGAATATACAGCCGAAGTGGGTGTAACTAATTTTGCTCAACGAGACTTTGTGGTATTAGTAGATGCAAAAAGCCTGGCCTATCTAGATGGGCTAACTGTAGACTGGGTCCGCAATGGACTCAATGAAGGATTTGATTTTGTCAATCCAAATGAACGTGACCGCTGTGGTTGCGGAGAAAGTTTTCGAATCTAGTATTTGCCCACCGGTAATGTTGTACTAGCCGGCATATCCCAAATTTGTTTACGCTCAACGCCCTTGCGTTGTGCAAATCTCTTGTGATCGCAGTTCGAACAGCAGTGGAAATAATTATTGCTCAGTCTCTTTCTCGCGATTTTCTTTAGATCACGATAAAACATCTCATCACAATTATCACAACGAAACTCAGCAACTGTTTTGAGTTTTGAATAACAATGCTCTTTACCTAGCTTGCTGACCCTTATATATTCGGTTATCTGTTGTCGTGTACGAAGGAACATATTGTATTTACATTAGGCTTTTAAAAATTTGGGCTAAATACTCCAGTAAGCATTAAATCTTGGGATGAGCTATGGCAAGAAAAATAATTGATATTGGTACAGTTGGTAATGACGGTACAGGCGATAGTATTCGCGATTCGTTTAATAAAGTTAACGACAACTTCTTAGAACTATATAGTTCCCTAGGATTAGGTGATAAACTTAAATTCACAGGACTTTCAGATGTTCCAACATCTTATATTGGTCAAGAAGGCGCAGTACTCACAGTTAATCAAACTACAACCGGACTTAAATTTAAACAAATTACTCCAGGTGTAGGTATAACGATTGATTCAACTACTAATCCAAATGAGATCAAGCTAAATGCTGTGTTCTCGCAGATTTCAGCAGACAAGGCTCCGCAACTTGGTGGCGACCTTAGTGCTACATCGGGTGGCATTAGCTATCGAATTAAAGATCTTTCAACACCGATTTTACCTAGTGAAGCAGCAAGTAAAGGATATGTTGATACTAAAATCTCAAGAGCTGGCGTAAATGCTATAGATCCAGCTACAAATACTACCAACTCTGCGTTTGGACGTATGACTGGTCCATTGATACTAAGTCGTAATCCACAACCAGAAGATGACACTGTCTTTGACGGCTTGATCGCTGCTACTAAATCATATGTTGATAATGCAGCGTTTGGCTCTGTTGCTAACTTGTATGTTGCTACTTCTGGACAAGATGCTCGTGTTGGTGTATCCGACGAACTACAAGGCCGTGCATTAGCCTACGCCTATCGCACAGTTGAAGCAGCACTAAGACGTGCTGAAGAATTAATGCTAGAGTCTCGAGTTGAAATTGGACCTTACAAAAAGATTTTAACATATAGCGGTGGCACTGGTGTTTGTACTCTAAGTAACATTGGTATTTCTGGCGAATCAGGAAGTGGCTTTAGTGCAGCGGCATTAATGAGTGTCGATGCCGCTGCACTAAGTTCTCCTGGTGCTAACTATCAAGTTAACGATGTCATTACGATTTCGGGAGGCACAGTTGCTACCAGTGGTCAACGAGCCACTATCAAGGTATTAAGCACTACAGCAAGTCCTGGAGCTATTCTTACTTTTTCAATTATTTCTACAGGTGTATACTCAGCTATCCCAGGAAATCTTGCGGTAACAACTACCAGCAACAGTGCCTATGGCTCTGGTGCAAAATTTGATTTAACCTATAAAGTTAACAATGTAAAAATTAATAACCCAGGTACAGGCTATGGACTAGTATCTGTTCGTATTACAGGAGGTGGTGGCTCAGGTGCATTTGGTGTTGCCAACGTTCTAGGTGGTACTATCACTGGTGTTAGTATTACAGATCCTGGTTCGGGGTTCACATCTGTTCCAACAGTTGTAGCCAATCTTCCTACATTCGCTATCTATACAGCAGGCCTAAAGACTGATTTTACTGGTAACTATGCTTCAAACACTCTGCAGGCTGCTGCTACTAGAGATATCCGACCTGGTCTTTATCTTCGTGGTGAAACATCTGGTGCGTTAGCACAGATCCTAACACATACCGGAGATCTCGATGCACAAGGCAATGAGTTATTTGACGTTGATATTGTCTATGGTAACTTTGTTATCGGTGAAACTATTTCATACGGTGACGTTACTAAAAACACTCAGATCACTGTGTTCATCGAAAGCGGGATCTATGAAGAAAACTATCCATTAAAAGTACCACAAAACGTTTCGATTATCGGAGATGAATTCCGACGTGTTATTATTAAACCAAGATCAGGGGCTAGTTCAAGTCCGTGGGCATTCCAAAACTTTAGAAGAGATTTAACTGTTGACGGTCTTACTACTGCTACAACATTATTCGGTAACCACTACTTAACAAATCCCATTCAGCCAGTCTATCCTATTGTTGTTAACGCAGGAAAGTATAATGCGGCTGCGCAATTACTGTATCTTAATAAATTTTTCATCCAGGAAGAACTAATCGGTTGGATTGATTATCAAATAAGTCACCGCATCGAACCGTTCGATGGCCAATTTACATTTAACACTGTAACCTATAATAAAAATATAGGACTAGTTATAGAAGCAGTTATGGCAGATCTAGTATTAGGCAGCAGCTATCTGTCAACTACTTTTGCAACAGCATACCTAAGATCATACAATCTAGCCGATACTACCGCTCAGAAACCTCAAATAATCGCAGGTATTAACAAAGCTAAAAGTTTAATATTAAACACAATATACGGGTCTACAACTTATGTAAGTTCGTCGACTAAGATTACTGCATCATTTAAAATTATCACCGATGTCATTCAGTCTTTATCATACCCAACAGCTACATTAACCTATGCGAATCCATCGAGTATCACTACTGACGGAACTCGTGCTAAAAATATATTAGTAGCTAACAGATCGTTTATAAGAGATGAAGTTATCGGATATCTTACCGACTCTGGAATTGCTGCAGGTATCGCTAGTTATGATCCAGTAGTGTTTAGTCGAAATATTGGATATCTAGTCGACGCAATAGTATTTGATCTAGTCTACGGTGGAACCAGCCAGTCTATTTTATATGGACAATCTTTTTATAAAACCGATGGATCAATTAATAACGTATGGGAAAGAAATTCGTTCGCTCCGGCCCTTACACAACTTAAAGTTATTATTCCACAGGTTATATCAAATGGTACAAGCTGGACTGGTAAATCTAGTTCAAACACCACAAGCCAGGTTATAAATTTAACTGCGGCTTCAAGTAGCGGTGGATCGGCAACAACACTAAATGCAGCATTTGATATTGTAAAAGATATTCTTGCTAATGGCATTAATGCAACTTCAACAATATCTCCAGTAATTCCTACATATACAGACGGAGTCAATGCTCCGTTAAATGCTGATCGTCTCACAACACTTACTGCAAAATCAACTATACAAGCACAGACGCTTGCATTCTTAAATGCTGAATATAATTCAGGAACATTCAGTTATAATTCTAAATTGTGTAAGAGAGATGCAGGACTAATTGTTGATGCTCTAGTATTCGATCTTCGATACGGCGGCTATAACAGAACGGTATCTGCAGCATTAAAATACTTCCAAAGTGCTAGTGCAATAATTGCAATCACTACACAGTTAGATGAAACAGTGGCAGCAATGCTAAAGATTGCCAGCTTGGCAAGAAGTGTAATACAGAATCAATCAGCAGGGGTTGGTGGTCCGTTCACTGGAGGATACTATCAAGAGTATGGCCAACAGATAATTGATCAAGCCTATATCTACGAAACAGGCACTCCAGCAATTATCACTAACTTGATAAATGCAGTTATTGATATTGTTAGTGGTTCGACATCGTTGAATTTACCAAAGGACAATAACAAGATAGACGTATTCTTGTGTAACGATGCTGTGATGATCAGAAAGGTTAGCGCACAAGGCCAAGGCGGCTTTATGATGGTACTAGATCCACAAGGTCAGATCCTCGCTAAATCTCCGTACTGTCAGGAATCAGCATCCTTTATCGGATCAACTGGCCGTAAACAGTTTGCTGGTGGTATGTTCGTTGACGGGTTTGCAGGTAACTTAGAATTTAGAATGTCGTCTGCGGCCAGCACAACTAAAATTTCTGTTACTGGTTTAGGACGTTTCCCTAACTTACCAGCATCTGTAATTGTTTCTGACAGCGTGTATCGACTAAACTATGTTAGAGATTTTGTATACGGACCAGCAGGTACTTTTAGTTATGACCAAACAGCATTTTCAAACGACATTGGCAGAATTGTTAATGCAGCATTAGACGATCTAATCTTTGGAACAAACTACCGCTCAATCACTGTAGGTCTATCTTATCTACAAAGTTCTACAATTCAACAGCAACGAGTTCAAACAATAGCAGGTATTAATAAAGCTAAGGAATATGTTCTAGCATTAATATCTAACGGAACAGAGAAGACAGCGATCGATGCCTCAATGTCAATTGTTACAACTATTATTAATAGTAGTGCCGCAAGTAGTGCTCCAGCACTAACATATACCAATTCTCTCAACACAGCATCTGGCATTATCAATGGTGCTAGAGAGTTAATTGCCAATAGAGATTTCTTAATTGATGAAGTTATCCAATACATCAATGCTAACCTAAGTCCAGAAGTCGTATCGGGATACAATGAAGCGACACGCCGTGCTGCCATTGGAGTATTGGTTGATGCATTAGCCTTTGACTTGTTCTATGGCGGAAACAGCGCAACCGTCACTGCTGCTAAATCCTACTACAACGATTTTGGTATTTCCATTCTTGGTACACAAACCGGACTGGTAGTATCAGCATACACTCGATTAAAAAATATTATCGGATTTGTTATCCAAGCTACAACTGGATGGACTAAGAATACATCATTGGTACAAAGCACTTCAGCAGGAGCTGGTACTAGTGGAGCTGCTACATCTGTTGGCACACTGGTGCAAATTGTTATTGATGTTATTAATACTGGGGTTGTTGCTGCACCGTCAACAGTCAATCCAACTTATGCCAATGGCACAAACTATGTTTCATACAGTACAGACAAAGCAACGATTGTCGCTGGGTTGAGTACTGTTCAATCAAATGTTATTAAATTTATTAATTCAACCTACGGTGCAGGTGGCAGCTCTGCAACTATTGTATTAGATCCATCAACACCGTATATATTTGACGTCGGTCCACAGAACTGTACGATCAGTAATGCAAGTCCTGCGGTTATTACAAAAGTAAGCCACAATCTACAAGCTGGTGCAACCTTGGTGTTTTCATCAACCGGCACACTACCAAGCGGTCTTACTGCAGGTCAACGATACTATGTTCTTCTTGATGGGCTAGGTGCAAACTTCTTCCGAGTTACAGATACTATTGGAAGTATTACTCCTGTATCAACAACTTCAGCAGGTTCCGGCACACACATTTACGATCGTATCTATGAAATCTTGATGCCTGGTAACCGATCGATGTTAAGCAACGACTTTACACAGATTGCAGACCTAGGCTACGGAGTTATTGCAACTAACGGCGGCTTGACAGAAGCTGTGTCAATGTTTACATACTACTGCCAAATTAGCTATTACTCAATTAACGGCGGACAGATTCGTTCGATCGCTGGTTCATCGGCACACGGTAGATTTGCTCTAGTCGCTGAAGGTAGCGATCCTTTAGAAGTTCCAACTCCGACAGACTTGTATTATAATCTATCTCAGGCTATTAGCTGTTACTATCCATCTGGTACTTACTCAAACTCCTCTCAGGGTGTAATTATCTATGTTAACAATTACAGTTACGTTCCTTTGCCTAACAGTGAACTTGAGGTCGATCACGGTAGTGGTATTCTTTATCGTTACCCAGTTAATTCTGCATACACCGGCAGCGATTTACCAAATGGCGTTGCTCGACTAACACTTGGTTCATCAACAGGCGCAACTGGCCTGTCAGGATTATACACTTCAGTTCCAGACGGAACAATTATGACTATACGACAAAGTCAGTCATTGATGTTGTCTGGTAACCTATCCGGAGTAACTGTTAGACCGTCAACTGGACTAGTGTTTACAGAGTCATCAACAAACGTATATCGTGTATTGCAATTTACAGATTATACAGATCCAGCAGGACCATTTACCTGTACCATTAGTAATGCAAATCCAGCGGTCATCACTAAAACAAATCACGGACTGTTGGTAAACTATCCTGTTATATTCTCAACAACCGGCGCATTGCCTACAGGGCTTACAGCTGGTCAAACTTATTATGTTCTGGGTACTAACCTAACACAAGATACCTTTACTGTATCAACACTGAAAGGTGGTGGGGCTGTTATAACAACTGCCAACGGATCTGGAACACACAAGTATACTCCAACAGGTATTACAACTACCTTATTGAGAGAGAACTACAGCTACATCTATCTAACTGTATACCAACCAAACGATTATTCTGCGATAGCAACAACTGCTACAGCAACAGCAACAACTACTGCGTCAATGACCGGGTCAAGTATTAGTGGAACTACATTAACTGTAGGAACACTAGCATCTGGAACTATTTTATCAGGTATGGTGTTGACCGGTGGCAGCATTATTGCAGGAACATATATTGTTGCTAACATCCCAGGAGTAATTACTGGTACAACAACTTATATTTCATTAACTGGTACTAGTGTTACCGCAGCAGCGACTTATACAGCCGTTGCTGTTAAATCTACTAGTGGTTCAGGTACTGGTGCAACATTTACCGTTGTAAAAACTGGTTCAGGTACTAGTTATAACGGTGTTACAACTATCACTGTAGTAAGTGGCGGTACAGGTTATACTGTTGGCGACACTATCACAATTAGTGGAGCAGTGTTAGGTGGTGTTGTAACAACCAACGACTTAACATTCACTCTAGCAACAAGTGTAAACAGTACATCATATTGGACTGTGAGTGCAAGTCAGACACAAACATCAACTACTATCACCGGTACAAGTAATCAATTTACAGTAGGGACTTCGACTGGTGCGGTAGTCAACCAACCGATTAAGTTCGGTATTAGCACACAGGCATCTATTTCAGATGGACCTACTGCATACATTACTGTAGGTACTACTGATGGTATGGTTCTTAATATGCCGTTGGTATTCACTGTTACTAGTGGATCAGCATTTGGTGGACTAGTCAGCGGAACGACTTACTATGTTAAATCGATTATCAGCGGAACACAAATTACACTAAGTGGAACATCGGGTGGAACTACTCTTTCTGTAACGTCGGGCTCGGGCTCAATGACCGTGGTTACTGGTGGAACTATTCCAGGCGGCGTGACTGCCGGAACAACGTATTATATTTCTGCTATTCCATCTTCGACCACTGTGTCAATTAGTCCGTATCAGCGTATTGATTTAACAACTACTGCAACCACAGTAACATCAGCAACATTGCCAGGTTGTACAATCGTTGGCACAACACTAACTGTTGGCAGCGGAGTTACTGGCACTATCACAGCTGGTATGGTACTGTCGGGAGGCACCGTAGTAGCAGGTACTTACATTATTTCTAACATAAGTGGTCTTGGTGACGGCAGTACCTGGTTAATTAGTACTAGCCAAACAGTGTCAACTCCTACAAGTGTTACAGCTACAGGTTATAACGTTAACATTGGTAGCACCACTGTGGTTCAGAGAGGACAACCGATTGCATTTACAGGTACCACATTTGGTAATCTTGTAAGTGGTACTGAGTATTATATTGCTGCTATTCCAACATCATCAACTGTGGTGTTAAGCTCAACGGCCGCGATGACTGCGGTATTTGTTGTTACAGCAGCGACTGGTACAGTATCAACTTCTACTAAATTTAAACAGTACGCAGTTTCAACAACTTCAGGATCTATATCAACTGTTATCAGCGGTGGCATCACAGCCAACGTAACTAGCGGCGGCACCGCAGGAATATTTACTACTCCATACGCACACGGATTTATTGCAGGAGATGTTATTAAAGTTAGTTCTTCTGGAACACTAGCAACCGGTATAGTCAGCAATGCGCATTATTTTGTTATTGCAACTAACCTAACATCAACAACATTCTCTGTGTCATTATCCCCCGGCGGTTCAGCAGTTCTAACATCGGGCACACCAACAGGAACATTAGTTGTTGGTAAAGTAGTTGGAAGAACTGGTGACAAATTTGTTGCGGTAGTTGCACTAGGCCCTTATGACAGAGCAAGAGCTGTTGGATCAGTGTTCAACTTTAAAGGTGTTGATTACATCATTACACGTTACGATCCAGAAACTGTAACTAATACAGCGTTCGGTCGTGTCTATGTTCAAAGAATAAATCTTACAACAGGCGTTCAATCCGATACGGGATTTGCAGATAGTGTAGTATCTTATGTTGCATCAGTAACACTAAAAGCTTCAGTACGTAGAGGCAGTTCGAATGCCAACGGTACACTAACAATTCGTATTGCGTTGACTCGTGTTACAGGACACGACTTGCTGGACATCGGTACTGGCTCATATGCAGATACAAACTATCCAAACGAAATTTACGGTCCAGCTGTAAATGCTCGTAACCCGGCAGGTGAAACTGTTGAACGATCAGTAGGTCGTGTGTTCTATGTAACCACTGACCAATACGGTAACTTTAGAGTTGGCCCGTACTTTAGCGTTGACCAAGGTACTGGTAAGGTATCATTCTCTGCAGCGATTGCGTTGAGTAACTTAGACGGTCTAGGATTTAAACGCGGTGTTCCAATTAGTGAATTCTCAACAGACTCATCATTTGCCAACAATGCAACTGACACTGTGCCAACACAGAACGCAACACGTATCTATTTAGAACGTAGATTGGGATTAACGCACACAGGTGCTGCCGTTGATAACGGACAATTGATTCCGATTAATACAGGCGGTTTCCTAGCGTTGAACGGTTCCTTGAAGATGAAGGGCAATGCAGACTTTAATAACAACAAGATTATTAATCTGTCAAATCCAACAGATCCTCAAGATGCTGTTAACCTAAGAAGCCTAACACTAGGCAACATTACCGGATTTACATTTACAAATACTGTTAACAGCCAAACTGCAACATTCAACAGCAGCGGCAATCTTGTTAATGCAACAATGGGTGGCGATGCTACCGTGTCGCTAAGTGGAAATACTCTAACACTTACAATATCAGCAAGTGCCATTGTAAACAGCAAGGTCAGTGCTTCAGCTGCTATCGATCAAAGCAAACTGGCAATGACTGCTGCCGGCACAAGAACTAACGCCACAGGTATTACCCAAGCAGAAAGAGGCCTTGCAAGTTTTGACGATACACAATTTACAGTAACCAATGGTTGGGTAACTGTTAAAGATAACGGCTTACAGCTACCTAAGATCGCACAAATTGCAGCATATAGTGTTGTAGGTAATAATAGCAATAGTACAGCTAATGTAACAGCAGTTCCATATGCATCTATTGTTGATACAGGTGCTGGTATTAAGAAATCGCAATACAGTTCAACTGGCTTCTTGAGAAGAACTAACTCATCAGTTAGTGGCGGTACATTGGATGCTGACTATTCGATCGTTGAGATGTCAGCAAACTCCGATGCCAGCAAAATAGTTGTTCGTGACTCCAACGGTGATTTCGCTGCTAGAGTTATTAGCGTTGATCAAATTAAAGTTGACACTAACTTGGCCATCGATACATCAGCGGCGGCCAGCGGCGGTTATGTAAGATTCTATGGTTGGAACAGTGTAGGCGGAGTTTTAGTACAGTCTGGTACACTTGCTGCCGATAACAAAACACTGTACTGGAATGATACACATCAGTTCAAGTCTAAGGATGGCGCAACTGATGCACCAATTACTGCATCTTCGATACAGGTAACCGCAATTACTACCGGCGGCACAACAGCTACTGGTACTATTACTGGACGTTGGACATTGACAGGTACTTCACCGAACGAATCAAGATTGCAATCGACTTACTCAGCTGACTTAGCAGAATACTATGAAGGCGACAAAGAGTATGAAGTAGGCACAGTTGTAGTATTCGGCGGGGACAAAGAAGTTACTATTGAAGGTAAACTGGCTAACACAAGAGTTGCAGGTGTGGTGTCTGCAACAGCAGCATTTGCTATGTATGATGCTTGCCCAGGATTAAAAAATCTTATAGCACTACAAGGTCGTGTTCCAGTTAAAGTAATTGGAAAAATACAAAAAGGAGATCTGCTAGTGACATCTAAAATTCCAGGTGTTGCTATATCAGCTGGCGAAGATGCCAAGACCGGTACAGTGATCGGTAAAGCATTAGAAACATATGATTCGGATCATATAGGTACAATTGAAGTAGCAGTAGGGAGATCATAATGTCGTACAATCAAAATATCAAACTTGGGCCTGCTCCGCTGTTATGGAGTAATCTTAACGATGCATTTGCAAAGATTAATCAAAACTTTGACATCATCGCAGCCAATGTGTTAGGAGGTTCTAGTATTGATTTTTCAACATTAGGCTCTAACGTAACTCCAGGTACTACTAACTTGTTTGGGTTAGGAACAGATAGTAAACAATGGAAAGCATTGCACCTAGCAGATGCATCTGCTGTACCAGGTTCAGAATCTAATGGACTTTGGTTAGGATCTGCGCAGATTAAGAGCTCAAGTGGTGTTGTAGATCTACCTGCAGGTACTACGGTTGCAGGTGCTCAGATTTTCGACACTAATAGAACTGCTTTTAAAACAATTTCAGTTAGCGGCCAATCAGATGTAGTTGCAGATAGTTATACAGATACACTAACATTAGCAGCTGGTACTGCTATGACAGTGACTACCAATGCAGCCACAGATACTATTACATTTACCAACGCTGGCGTTACTAGTCTAACAGGTAGTGCTGCTATCAGTGTATCAAATTCAACTGGTGCTATTACCCTTACTAACACCGGTGTTACAAGAATTACAGCTGGTGCTGGTATGACAATTGATCAGAACACCGGGAATGTCACAATCACTAACAGTGGTATTAGAGGTATTTCTGTTGTTACCGGTCTCAGTTTGTCAATCGATGCCACCACACGTATTGCAACATTAAACAATACTTCCCCAGCATCGGCACTGTTTACATTTAGAAACTTATCTGTACCGGGAGCAAGTTTGATTACTGCTTCAAGTAGTACAGATACACTGACAATGGTCAAAGGTTATGGTATTAGTATCACGACCGTCCCATTAACTAAGACGATGACCATCGGTGTAGATCCAAAGATCGACATCACTGGATCTGTATTCTCTGATAACTCCTCATTGCTGGTTGATGGAACTGGCGCAAGAATTGTAGGTGATGTTTATACGTCTGTATTGAGAACCAGTGAAACAAAAATAACATTGGGATCTAGTGCAGGTGCTACATCACAAGGCGCTTCAGCAGTAGCTATTGGACAATCAGCTGGACAAAATAATCAAGGAGCATATTCGGTAGCTGTTGGATTTCAAGCTGGGCAAGTTACGCAAGGAACAGAATCTGTAGCAATTGGTATAGGCGCAGGTAAAACTACACAAGGTGCTGGCGCAGTAGCGATCGGCAATGTTGCTGGCTACGTCAATCAAGGTGTTAATGCGATAGCAATCGGCAAGGTTGCAGGTTCAACTGATCAACACGCAAATAGTATTGTTATCAATGCTACTGGCAATGCTACTAATACCGATGGCACAAGTAGATTCTATGTGAATCCTGTGCGCAGTGGTGCTAACACTGGAAACATCCTACAGTACAATACATCAACAAAAGAAATTTCATATGGCTCAACAGTTACAGCATCCTTAGTCGGTAACGTTACAGGTAACGTTACAGGTGACCTAAAAGGTACGGTAGCTGCCGACGATTCAACAATATTGGTAGATGCAGTTGCAGGTAAAGTCGTTGGGCCTGTCGACACAACCACAATTAATGCCACTGGCGCAACACAGCTCTATGCTGTTAAGAAAACTTACGCAGCGATCGCTGGTGCAACAGGTACAGTTATACACGACATCAACAACGGTGATATATTTGTACACACTGGTCTACAAGGTAACTTCAACGTTGACCTGTACAATCTGAATCTAGCCAACGGTCAGTTTATGGAAATCAAAATGATTCTAGTACAAGGTGCAACAGCTCGTGTTCCAAACGCTATTTTGATCAACGGCAGCAACACTGGTATTACATTGAACTGGGAAAATAACGTTGTTATTACCGGTAATAATAACAAGAAAGACCTAGTGACTTTTAGCCTATACCGAAACGGATCTAGTTACAGTGTATTTGGTATGCTGAGAACATTCGGATAATAGGGTAAATATTAAAAGAGAGCGTAGATAATGACCATACAAACGATAAACATAGGTAATGTAGTTAATGACGGACTAGGTGATGACCTACGAACTGCATTTACAAAAGTAAACGCAAACTTTGCAGGACTATCCGCAGAACTAACAATAACTGGTCGGAACCTAGGATCTAGCGGCGTTACAGTTTTTAAACAAAAGACTGGTACACAATTAGAATTTAGAAATTTAGTAGCCGGCACCAAGATGCAGTTTGACGAAACTGGTGACTCTATTATCGTTAATAGTACAGCCCCCGATTCGTTTACACGTATCGATACCAATGCTGGATTTGTAACTGCCAATAATTCAAATGCAGGACATATTACTATACAAGGTGGGCGCGATGTTGATGTTACAACATTAGGTAATACGATCACAGTTAATACTATTTTGCCAGTTACAAAAATTTTAACCACATTCGACTTTGGTCCGATAGGCAGTCAATTTGCAACATCTACACAGCTTGCTCTAGCGTTTGCCAATATAGATTTTGGAACTATAACTACACCGAGCCTGATAAATGTTGACAGTGGCTTGTTAACAATCTAAGGAATTAACCGATGGCATTAGCTTGGTCAACAGCCGCAGGAAGCCTAGGAATTATAACTGAACGTATCACAGTTGATATTCCATTAACAGTCACTACGACTACTTCACACTCAATTACCTATACATTAATTTCTGGGAATTTGCCTAGAGGACTAAGACTCTACAATAACCGAATTGTAGGAAGTCCAGTTGAAGTGATTCGATTCACGACCAGCAGATTTGTTATAAGAGCAACCGATACAGTTGATGTCGAGGATCGAACATTTAGTCTATCTGTAGATGGCTCAGATGTTCCGCAGTGGCTTACCCAAGACGGGTTTCTTAATGTAGGCCCACAAGAAGCATACTATGTACTAGACAATGCCTATGTAGATTTTCAATTAGATGTCTACGATCCAGATGTTATTGCCGGTGACATATTAAGTTTCTATCTAGTACCTACTGGCGGTCAGCTTCCGCCAGGACTGTCATTAACAAAAGATGGAAGAATTTTTGGATTCACTGATCCTATTTTTTCTGTAGAATATAACTATTTTACCTCTGGCTCATACGATACATTTCCATACGATAATATTCCTTTAGACTTTGTTGACGCAAAGGGCAACGGATACGATTCTTTCTACTACGATGACACTACCTACGATTTCAGTTTAGTAAGTCGTGTGCCAAGACACCTGAGCCGAATTTATACATTTGCGGTAGCAGTCACTGACGGTGCTAATACCGTTACTCGTGCATTTAAAATTTATGTAGTAACTGAAGAATTCCTAAAGTCAGACAACAGTCTGATGCAGGTAGACACCAATCTATTTCAAGCAGATGCTGATAGTCGACGTCTGCCTCTATGGATTACTGAAAGTTATCTCGGTAGATATCGAGCTAATAATTATCTAACAGTTTTCTTAGAAGTCTATCATCCTACTTCTCTAACTGGTTACCTAAGTTATTTTTTAATGAAGCCGACAAAAACTTGGCTACCATTAACTAGCTATGCTGTAAATGACCTTGTAAATTTTACATCACAGGGAATTTCTAATACCAAATGGATCTGTATTGCGAATCACACATCGATTACAGGAATCGATCCTAGTAAAGATACCGTGCATTGGGCCGAATACGGGTTACCGCCAGGTATGGAGTTAGATCAACTTACCGGAGAAGTTGCTGGACGTATTCCTTATCAAACACGTATCAGTAAAACCTATACATTCAGAATCGAAGCTGTAAATTTTAATATCGCAGATCTTTCTGCTAACTATAATCTTAGAGGTGATTGGAGTTCAACTACGATCTATTATCCCAACGATGCTATTCGATATGAAGGATTTATCTATATCTGTTTGGTTACTAATAAGAACGTTAGCCCTTTTGAAATACTCTATTGGAAAAGCAGTATTTCATCAGCGATTAAAACATTTACAATCGATCTCATAGGCGAAATAGAAAGCGGTATAACTTGGAATACCGACAGTGATCTAGGAACTATTAAACCTAATCAACCTAGCACTGTTAGTGTTAGTGCTACTAGTTTACTTTATGGTGGCAGAGTAGCCTACGAACTAGTTAAAGGATCGTTACCACCAGGTCTAGATTTCTTACCCTCTAATGGTATTATTGAAGGCAAAGTAAAACAATTTGCAGATGCCGCTGGCCCAGGACTGACTAGATTATTCGACGGCGCTGGCGCTCCACCTCCACCCCCAAATGCCGATGGTAGAGATCATAACCCATTGCGACCTTTGGTTAATTCTGTTGCACAACCATTTGGAAGATATGGAACCGCAAGATATCTAGACGGCATTTATACTATGGTACCTGGAGTGAATCCTAGAACTATCAGTAACATTGTTGTAGCAGGACACGGAGAAGATCCAGACCCAACAGGATTTAGCGGATGGTTGTATGCTTGGGGGCAATTTTTAACACACGATTTAGAATTTGCTCGAGAAGGTACAATTAACATAGATGTTATTGTTCCTGCAGGTGATACCGGACTTACTCCGGGTAGTCACATTCCTGTTAGAAGAAATGCAGTAGCATTAGGTACCGGGCCCGGAACAACTGTACCTGCAACGCCAATCAACGAAACAACCGGTTGGTTAGATGCTAGTGTAGTTTATGGTATAGCATATCCGCCCGGTGTACCACAAGGACCTACAGCGTTTGCCAATCCTGTAGATCTAAGAGAAGGCGGTCGAACAGCAACAACAGGAAAGTTATTAACAAGTTTAAATGGACTATATCCTCCGAAAAACATCAGTGGAAGATATTTTGTAGGTGATCCTCGCGGTACAGAAAATCCAGACTTATTATCCTGCCACGTGTTAATGATCAGAGATCATAATTGGCACGTAGATAGAATTTCTGCAGTACATCCAGATGTAGATGGAGAACGATTATATCAACGAGCTAAGTCTCTAGTAATTGCAGAAATGCAAAAAATAACCTACGACGAATGGCTACCTAAGATTGTTGGTCCTATTCCAGCGTGGACTTCTTTCAATCCTAATATAGATGCTACAACAAAAATAGAGTTTTCTGCAGCAGCTCTGCGGTTTGGTCACAGCATTGTCAGTAATGCCTTAGATAGATTAGACGAAACTGGGAATGTTACTGAATCGTTGCTATTAAGAGATGCATTTTTCTTAACCCCTGCTGAGTTTGAAAGAAACGGTGGGGCAGATGGATTTATGAGAAAGCTGGCAGCAGATGTTTCAAATAAATTAGATGTGCATATTGTTGATGATTTAAGAAACTTACTAGATGATCCTCCTGCTGCATTAGACCTAGCTGCAACAAACATCCAACGTGGCCGTGATTTAGGTCTTGGTACCTTAAACCAAACAAGAATAGCCCTTGGGTTAGTACCTTACGAACAGTGGAATCAAATAACATCCGATCCTGCACTTCAAGCTGCATTATCAACTGCTTACGGTGATATTCAGAATGTGGATCTATGGATTGGCGGATTGGCTGAAGATAGAGTTACTGGAGCAATGGTTGGGCAAACGTTCCGCACAATTCTCGTCGATCAATTTACAAGACTACGAGATGGTGATCGATACTGGTGGGAGAATAGACCGTGGGCTCCTGAAGATCGAGCATTATTAGATCAAACTACATTATCTGGATTAATTCTTCGAAATACCAATACGGTTAGAATGCAGCCTGATGCATTTGTTGCTGTTGAAAGAACAGATTTATATAACGGTGCTTCATTATTAGCCTCACCGATCATAGTACCAGATCCTCCACTACCGTCGTTTAATATTACATTCGACGGTAGCACAACTACGTTCGACAAGAAATTTACGTTTACAATTAAAGCCAGAGACAGTATTAACTTTTCTGAACTATTGAAAACATTCTCGCTAACTGTTGTAGCAGATAATGCCAAGACATTTGCAAACCTATTTGTCAAAGCATTCCAATCTAAACAAAAACGCTTAGAATGGTATAACTTTATCACTGATGCTAACACCTTTGTGCCAACAGAACTATATCGATACGGTGACAATAATTTTAGTGTTCAAACAGAAATTAAAATGCTAGTCTATGCAGGAATTGAAAGCACAACTGCTATAAAATATGTACAGGCAATGAGCCGTAATCATTATAGAAAACGTTTAAAATTCGGCGGGCTAAAATCTGCTCAGGCTAAAGATCCAATCACGCAAGAAACAATCTACGAAGTTGTCTATGTAGAAATACTTGACGATCTAGAAAAAGATGTATCATCTAATAACAATCCAGGATCAACCCTATCTATCAGTAGCACTGTTCAATTGAGCGACACTATTAACAGTCCTGTGATAATAAGTTACGATTCTATTAGAGTTGATAGTGATATTCCATTGGCCAGTGACCGAGATCATCAGAGAGTGTTTCCAAATTCTATTAAGAATATGAGAAATAGAATTAAAACTGTAGGTGAAGTTGATAGAGAATTTCTGCCACTTTGGATGCGTAGCATACAGGATCAGGACAGTAGAGAAACCGGATTTGTTAAAGCCCTGGTTCTATGCTATGTCAATCCTCCGAAAAACGGAATATCATATTCAAACAACATCATAAACAGAATTAAAGCTAAGATCCGAGACGAAGGATTTGATTTTAGAGTATTTGATTTTGAAATCGATCGATATCTAATTGATATTATCAACGGCGAAATACAGGATAAATATCTTGCGTTTCCACAACGTAAGGAAAAATTACCGTGACTAGTGCGATTAACTATAACATCATAAACGAAAACTTTCCTGTTCCAGGACAGGACAACGATACACAGATTTTTAGAGATAATTTTAATTCAATTAAAACTAACTTTAGAGAAGCACAAGGCGAAATAACAGCCTTGCAGACTAACACGGCTAAAACAAATACTGCTAACGATTTTAAGTACAATATAGTATCTAAGGCGAAATTTCAAAACAATATAGAAGCTGTATTTGATTTTGGTGGACCTATGACATCGGCTCCTGTCCCCCAAGAAATTAACTTTGAAAACGGACCGTACCAGGTTATGCGTCTTGCTACAAACTTTGTTTTAAACTTCAAAGGATTTCCGGGCGATCCTACAAATATTGAAACTACCAAAGTTGGTGTTGGTCGCGTGACCTTGGAACTCTACAGCGATAGTACAACCCCTCGAACTGTAACATTTAGTACTTCAGGTGGTACAGTTATTAAGAAGAGTCCAAACTGGCCTGTTAATTTAACTGCTGACTCAACTTCCAATCCTACCATAATTGAAATTTGGAGACGAAGCTCAACTGTTATTTTTGTTAACTATCTAGGAAAATTTAGTTAATGTTCCATCCATTTGAAGGCGATCTTAGCCAACTCAAAGACAACGAGATAGAAGAAAAACTCTTCGAACTCAATCGTAAATATTTTGCTGCCGCACGTTTAGGTAAACCTGACCTATTGACACAGCTCGCTACTTTTGTTACAATATATAAAGACGAACTTTCTCGTAGATATATGTTGAGATCGAAACAAAACTTAGATGGCGATATGGATCAATTGATTAATGTGGACTGAAAATAATACTGAAGCACAACTGATAGAAGGCATACTACGGCACGGTCCAGATATTTTGGATAACTGTCAAACCTCTGATGATCTATCAAAGTATATTAATAGACTGTCCGAAGAACATCTTCACTACCCAACTCCTAAAACTTCTATAGATAAAAGCCATTGGTTCGTTCCCTACGAATATCAAACAATGGATATACTGGACTGGCTGTATCAGCGATGCCCTACTCCAGAAATACGAGAACGTGTGGTTGAAGAACTTCGACTATTTGCCAAACACGATATGATTCCAGTACTCAAAGCAATGAAATTTGTTGTTGATACTCTCAGAGCCAACAACGTAGTATGGGGAGTAGGACGTGGATCCAGTGTGGCCAGCTATGTGCTTCACATTATAGGTGTACACAAGATAGACAGTATTAAATACAATATACCAATAACAGAGTTCTTTAAAGGAGAATAAAATGGGTAAAACTTATACAAGTATGCAGGGTAAAGAGATTGATATGGAAAAGCTCTCTTTGCAAAACGAAACAACACCAGCAGTAGGCAATGCTAAAGTTAATGCTCGCGGTGACGAATTAGGGCCAGGTGGCAAGATTATTCGTACACGTGAACAGATTCTACAAGATTATTATGCTCAAAATTCTAGAGCAGTAGATGAAAAAGCATTAAGCCGTAAAGCCTAAGGAACCACAATGTCATTTGCATTTGAAGCCAAAAAGATTAAAGTACGAGCATTACCTAAAGATGTCCTAGTAATCGATATGGATATGGGCGAGATGGTAACATCAAGCGGAATCGTAGTGGCCAGCGATGACGGCAAAGCACACGGTGTTAAACCACGCTGGGCCAAAGTATACAAGGTTGGCAGCGAAGTTGACTTTGTTAAAGAAGGTCAGTGGATTTTAATCGAACACGGCCGTTGGACTCGTAAAATTAAGATCGACGATGGGCAAGGCGAAAAAGAGTTTCAGAAAGTAGAAACCAAATCAATATTACTAGTATCCGACGAACAGCCAGATACTGCCTATTGGGGACAGGAATTCTCAAATGGCGACAGTATGAATATCCGTCCAGACGACTTTATGCCAGGCAATCTACAAAATTTCCAATAATGGGCTTTAGAAAAAATTGGGATATCGGTGAAGTATCACGCCAAGTACATACCATAGCCCGCGAATGCTCCAGTCCATATAATGACGGCTTTACCGCATTTGAACTTAAAAAGGATCTATACCAAATTAAGTTTATGGTCGAAGCTGCATTATCCAATTCTCCAAAATTCGAAGGCGAAGAAAACTGGTTGACAGAACAAGAAAAAAAGCGTATAATAAACATATTAAAATCATAATAAGAAAGCAGTATAATGAAAATTGGATTAATAGGTTGTGGATTTGTAGGCAACGCTATTGCTTGGGCGCATAGAGGAGATGAGCTAGTTGTACGTGATCCAAAGCTCAAGGATTCTGCCAGTTTAGATCAATTTAATAGCTGCGATGCCATCTACGTATGCGTACCCACTCCGTCAACTGAAGACGGCCATTGTGACACTTCTATTTTAGAAAGTGTTCTTAAAGAACTACTGTTTGTCAACATCAACAAACGTATTCCAATTATTTCAAAAGTAACTGCACCCCCTAGCGTTTACGAACGGTTAGGCAAAGAATACCCAAACCTAGTACATTGCCCAGAATTTTTAACTGCGGCTAATGCTATGACCGATTATCAAAACTCAAACTACTTTGTGTTAGGTGGTGATAAAGAATATTGTGAAATGGCAAAAGAGGTTATCGAACGAGGAGTTCCACTTGTACACGATAAATTCCTAATGACTGATATCAAGACTGCGTCATTGTACAAATATATGATGAACAGTTATCTTGCTATGAAAGTTACATTTATGAATGACTTTAAAGCACTTGCAGATGTTCACGATATTGAATTTGACAAACTAACAGAATTGTCTGTATTTGACGATCGTATCGGTTATACGCATATGAAAGTTCCAGGCCCCGACGGTCAAGCTGGTTGGGGTGGTGCTTGCTTTCCTAAAGACGTTGCTGCTATAATAATGGAAGCCATTGATCAAGGTGTTGACTTTGAGCTAATGGACCGAGTTGAATCAATTAATAAAAAACAAAGGAAAAACAATGACTAACCCGTTTCGCGATCAAGAGAAGTTTATGAAGGCCTGTGACCAAACAGTAGGCGAGTTTAATGTGGCACAGTTTGATTTGTACACTAAATTAATCGAAGAAGAATTCAAAGAGCTAGGCGTTGCTGTTGATAATGTAGACAGAGTAGAAACACTAGATGCATTGATTGATATTGTGGTTGTTACTATTGGAGCATTACACAGTATGGGTGCCGATGTAGAAGGTGCTTGGAAAGAAGTTATGAGTACAAACTTTGCTAAAATTGACAAAGAAACTGGCAAAGTCCGTAAGCGTGAAGATGGCAAAGTATTGAAGCCTACAGGATGGGTTCCGCCCGATCTAAAACCGTTTGTTTAAATTTTGGTTAATAAAAGCTAGACATTTATTCAACGTCTATGTTACAATACAACAAGCAGATTTTTTAACTAAAAGGATATCAAATGAGTAATCATACTGAAGCTGTAGAAGATATAAAAAAAGCAAAAGAAGCATTAGATTCAATCAATTATCACGAGATCAAGAAGACAGGTCATCCGGATCCAACAAAGCACAAGTATATTAGCTTTATCAAAAGTGCTTTTAGAATCGTAGCTGGTGTTGCATTGGGCCTAGGTTTCTTACAGGCAGCAGGTGGCCTGTTAATTCTAGCAGAAGTTTTAGGTGTTGCTGAGGAAGTAGTGTGAATATAGATGTAGAAAATGCCGCTAGTTTTTTAGCGGGCAGTATTTTAATCAGCCTCGGTATCATTATATTCATTATTTGCTGTGTTGTTATTAATAACATCATACACAAATATTGGAAACCAGTTCATCTGTTTACTCCAGACAGCTGGAAAGGTTTCTTTCCACCTCCCGAGATAAGATACATTGAACCAGAAATGAACCAAACAACTACGTCAAAGGAAGTTAAATGAAAGAATTATGGGTAGAGAAGTATCGTCCCAAGACCATAGAAGGCTATGTATTTCGAGACGAGCATCAAAAGAAACAGATACAGACGTGGATCAAAGATCAATCTATCCCGCATTTGATTTTTAGTGGTACTGCAGGTATTGGTAAAACCACAATGGCAAAGATCCTGGTTGAAGAACTAGGTATTGAAGATTATGATGTGTTAGAGATTAACGCATCGCGTACAAACTCTGTTGACGATGTTCGCGATAAGATTGTTAACTTTGTACAGACAATTCCGTTTGGTCCGTTTAAGGTCGTACTACTTGACGAGGCTGATTATCTATCTCCGAATGCCCAGGCAGCACTACGTGGTGTGATGGAAGAGTATCATCAGACTGCCCGTTTTATTCTAACCTGTAACTACCCTAATCGTATCATTCCAGCGTTACACAGTCGGTGTCAAGGCTTCCACGTTGAAAAAGTAGATCAAACTGAGTTCATTGCTCGTGTTGCCACTATACTTGTTGAAGAAAACATTGACTTTGATCTTGATACATTGGATCTATATGTTAAAGTAGCTTATCCCGATCTGCGTAAATGTATTAATCTCGTACAACAAAACTGCCAAGAAGGCAAACTGATATCACCGAATAAAAGTGATGCTGGTGAGCAAGACTGGAAGTTTGATATGGTTACTCTGTTTAAGGCGGGCAAGATATCAGAAGCACGTAAACTACTCTGTGGTAAAATACGTTCTGAAGAAATGGAAGAAGTCTATGTATGGTTATACAACAATCTAGAAGTCTTCGGTGAAGAACAGAAACAAGATAGTGCTGTTCTTATTATTAAACAAGGTCTGGTAGATCACGGACTTGTAATTGATACTGAAATTAACCTTGCAGCCACAATGATTAAACTGGCAAGACTAAACGGGTAATCTATGGCTGATCGTTATATGATTGTCTACTACCATCAGCAGCCCGATGGTAAGTTCCTTGAATTAACAGAATTCAAAGACAATCTGAAAAGTAAAACAAAAGCAAAAGCTTCTGTAGTTCTAGATTTTAAGAAACGTAAAGTTATAAAGAACAGCATCAATCCTGATGCTGACTTTATCTCCATTCTTGAAATGTACAAAAAACTGTTAGGGGATCAGTTGACCCCCTACCTTAATTAAGCGTCTCCGTAAATCGCTAGAACCTCCTTAACTGCTTCGTGGCGTTCCACATCTTCTGCGGTGAAGCTGCACAGATCTACATATCTGTGATTGTGGAAATTATTAAATAACCCAAGGAATTCTAATAGGCCATTGTTGCTAGGACGATCTGCTTGTTGCAGGTCTCCAGTAACTACCATTCTAGATCCTATCCCTAACCTAGTTAACAGCATTTTCATCTGACTAGGTGTCGCATTTTGCATTTCGTCTGCAATGATTACCGCATTTTTAAATGTACGGCCTCGCATATAAGCTAGAGGACTAGTTTCAATCACTCCTTCTGATACAAAGTTTTCAATTTCTTTAACTGAGTAATTTTCTGCGAAGACATCCATAATTGGCTTGGTCCAAGGTTCCATCTTTTCTTGTAATGTACCTGGAAGAAACCCGTGGTCTTCATCTACTGACACTGCTGGTCTTGTAATGATAATCTTATCAGCGTGACCGTACTTGAGTTGATCTATTGCCCACTGAACGGCCAGCATAGTTTTACCCGTACCGGCTGGACCGATGGCAAAGACTATCATTTTCTGGGGGTCGTTAAGTTTGAGTAAGTAAGTTTCCTGACTTAGGTTTTTGGGATAAATTTGAACTCTGCGGCGTTTTTCGTCTAAACGTTGATTGATATTTATTACATTTGCTTGCAGATGCACTGCTTGCGCTCTTTTTCGCTTCATATAAGGTTAGCCCTCCTTGTTAAGTGCTAGGCACGGACCTTTTAAACCGTCGTGTCCGTGTCCGAACACAAACTTATTTAACGATCTAGTCAAAATATAATAAGTTATGTTAAAGTTTTAGCTGGAATAAATACAAAGGGAGATACTATGGCGAATATTAAAGACGTACTTAAAAACATAGAACAGGTCTACGGGTCTAACAACAGCTTGAATATGCTCAAAGATTTCGAGCGGGTTATTGACGAACTTGACACTTATGTTTACGATAACTGGATTGACGGTGAGCTCGTAGAAGGGCCTAAAGAAGATAGGTATTTTGTAGAATGCACATTTATGTGGCCTAAAGACAAGATGCCGGAACCAGTAGGTGGTATGCGTCTAATAGAGTACGGCTGTAAAGTTCAGTTCAAAGAAACACAGATTGCCAAAGTCCGCAAGATTAAAAAGCCAGACGATATTCGTCCTGGTACAAAGAAAGGCAAAATTGATCACGAAGATGTATGGATGGTCAAAATTATGATGCCTAAGAAATTAATGAACGATATCGATCGTGGTTATACAGAATTAGATAAAAACAAAGTTGAAGATGTGATCTCACAAAACGGCGGTGTTAACGCACACATCGATCCAGCAGAACAACAGGCACAGGAGATGGCTAATGCACCAGCAGAACAACCAGCAGCTTAACGAAGGCCTTCGTCCGCTGGACTTAAAAGAAATGATTCACCCTACCTTTAAGGTAGACACATATAGCTCAAAGATGGGAGAGGATAAGGATATCTGCGTTCTTACATTTGAAGTTAAAGATCGTCAGCCTGCTAAAGACCTAATGGAGTTTTTAGAAAAAGGGTACACCTACGTTTTAGATGCAGATGTTAGCTCTGGTGAAAATGAAGATGGTGAATATTTTGTATTTGTTGAACTTCCAAGAACCAGTCGCCTTGCAGAACACATTAGGGAAATTACCTACGGTGTACACAAGTTAACAGGCATTGACGATTTTAAATTTAAGTACTATAAAGACGAGCGTGAACACACAGTCTCCGAAGAAACACTTAAAAATATTATCCCCGAATCAGCATCGACATATGAAAATATGTTGAGCAAAGTTAGAACAGAAGAAGTTAAAAGATTCTTTACAAAAACACTTATGGATGATTTTACATTAGAAGGTAATGTAATTACCATACACAAACCGTTCAATCAAAAGGTTCAACTACGTATGGTCAAAGAAGGAGCAGTTGATTCTATCCTAGAAGGAGTCACTGATCCGATCACTATGGATCAAGATGCTATGAGTGAAATATTTTGGCTAACTAAAGTGCTAGGTGACTACAACATCAATAAAGTTGGTGACAGTTTTATGTTTGACAACAACGGTCAAGCAATCTTACTACAAAGGATATAACAATGGCTTTTACATTTGATTTTACTAAAGAACAGCTTGCTCAATTAATTCCAGGTAACCAATATATCGATCATTGGTATGAAGCATTATGCACTCTGTTACCCGACTACGAAATTAATACTCCAAATCGTGTTGCTGCTTTTCTAGCACAATGTGCTCACGAGAGTGGCGGGTTCAAGGCATTGAAAGAAAATCTAAATTATCAAGCAGCTAGTCTTTGTAGAGTATTTCCAAAGTACTTTCCTAATATGGACATAGCAAATCAATATGCACACAACCAAGAAGCGATTGCAAACAGGGTTTATGGCGGACGTATGGGCAATGGCCCAGAAGATACCGGCGACGGATTTAAATACTGTGGTAGAGGCCTTATACAGCTCACAGGCAAGCAGAACTATACAAAGTTCGCAGAGAGCATTGATACTCCAATCGAAGACATTCCAGAATTTCTAGGAACATTTGAAGGTGCTATTCAATCAGCCTGCTGGTTCTGGGAAACCAATAATCTAAATCAATACGCAGACAGTGGTGACATCTTAACAATGACTAAACGTATTAACGGTGGAACTATCGGATTAGAAGATCGCACACAGCATTACAATCACGCCCTAAAAGTATTTGGAGCCTAATCAATGTGGCCATTTAGCTGGATGTTTAGTCTAGTTCCAGATAGTATTTTAGTTTGGGTTTACTATATTATAGTTGGACTAGGGCTAGCCTGTTATATCGCTAGTAAACTGGTTGCGTGGATCCCATTTATGGGTCAATACAAATTTCCGGTAGAAGTTATCGGAGTAGTACTGCTAGTTGTAGGATCGTATTTCTATGGCGGTTACGGTACTGAAATGGCGTGGCGAGGACGTGTGGCAGATTTAGAAGCTAAAGTTAAAGTTGCAGAGGAAAAATCTCAACAAGTCAATACAGTGATAGAAACTAAAGTAGTTGAAAAAATTAAAGTAGTTAAGGAAAATGTATATGTCAACAGAGAAATCATTAAAGAAGTTGCAGGTAAACAGTTGGATGCTAGTTGTAGCTTGCCTAAGTCTACTGTCAGCTTGCACGACAGCGCCAGTCGTAATGAAGTGGCCGGACGTGCCGCCGCAACTGATGGAACCCCCAGTGAAGTTAAAGCCAGTCAACTCCTCGACAGAGTTGTTGAAAACTACGGAGCCTGTCACGAAAACGCAGCTAAATTAGAAGCATGGCAAGAATGGTACAGAGAACAGAAAAAAATCTTCGAAAGCGTTAAATAAGAGTATATTAAGCAGGAGCGAGAAATGGCATTAATAGATTCAGTATTAAATTTAATCACCAAACAACCCAAAGATCCGGAAGCCCCAAAGCCTCCAGTTGGATCACGTAGCGAACGTGAAGCCAAACTAAAAGACAAAGCAGGTATGGTTATTAGTGTATTTGCATTACTATTAGCTGTTAATAGTTGGTACGGTGGTACTCTAAGCAGTAAGACCTTAAACAACACGATTTCAGCTAACAACGTATGGGCATTCTATCAAGCTAAGAGTATTAAGCAAACTCTAGCTGAACAAAGTTTAGATGATGCTGTTTATCGTAAAGATACAGCTAAAGCTGAAAAGTTACAAGCCAAGATTGACCGTTACGAAAGTGATCCTAAGACAGGCGAAGGTAAGAAAGAGCTGATGGAGAAGGCACGTCAGTTAGAAGCTGAACGTGATGAAGCCAAAAAGCGTAGCCCATGGATCGGCTATGCTAGCACCATGTATCAGTTGAGCATTGTTGTGCTATCTGCAAGTATTCTAGCAGTTAGCATGGGTATGTTCTGGGGCAGCTTTTTTGTTGCAGGACTGGGCGTATTGCTGTCAGCACAAGGTGTATTTCTGTTCTTTTAAATAAAGGTAGGGGCGAACAATGAGTGAAGAAGTTAAAAGCGTAAGCGAACAAAAAAAAGAAGATTGGATGAATAGCAAATGGAGACCCATGATGGGCTGGGTCTACATGGCTACCTGCACAGCAGACTTTGTGGTATTCCCTATCCTATGGAGCGTACTACAGAGTATTAGTCATGGCCAAGTGACCAGTCAATGGCAACCAC